CCCAACCATGTAGGGGATCTGCACATCCCCGGAGTCGTCAGCGGCCTCACCCTTCAGACAGGGGAGCTTAGTCGGCTTGCGGTCCGTGTTGACGAACTGCACCTCTCCCTCGATACAGGTAAGGGGTGACGGAGGCATCTGTCCGAACATGTTCTGCAGAGGGAGGATGAAGGCGTCGTCCCGAGTGGGCAAGGAGTTGTCGATGAACTCGCCCGTTCGCTTACCCACCTTGAGGTCAAACTGGATGCGATAGTCAGGAATCCCCGCCGCCGCCGCCGCTGTCTCCTCGATGGTTGGAGCGGCGGTGTCGTCCGGGATTTCTGCCTCGGGGACTACAGGGGGTCCCACGAACACAGTGTCGCCGCGACCAGTGCCGTCAGAAACGAGGTCTTGCAAGAGGATCGTCTCGTTGACGAAGACCCCCGAGCCCGCCAGGTTTGAACCCGTGTTGTCCTGCAAAGTGAGCACGCAACCCACCAGAGGAGCACCCACGTACACTCCGTTCCCGTCCTTGTCGGACAACTCGTACACGGAGCCGTCCGGTGTCCCGAACTGGATGCGATCGTTCTCCTCGAACCCCGGAGTGGAGAGGTCTGGGTCTCCTGTGAAGACGGACGGGATAGTCCCGTTGGCCGGGAGAGGGTCATAGATGAGTTGCGAGATATCGGGGTAGCCCGTGACCGGATCCACCGGGAACTCCCCCAGTGGCATCGGAGTCGCAATCATCGTCGCGATGCCCGCTGTGGTCACTCCCAGAGCGGTGTCCATAGCAGCGGGGAGACCGTCTGGGTAGTAGCCCCAGATGCGCGCCCGTGCAAGACGGTTTGACGCGAGAACCTCTACGATGTTGCTGATGTCTCCCAGAGCCGGGTTGGCAATCTTGCCGATGGCCGTCTTCCTCGTCTTGATAATCTGGGTGGTGACTTCGCCGGGTTCGGGTCCTGGCGAGGGGATCTTGCGTCCTGAGGAATAGAAGCCTGCGTCGGTGAACCCCGAGGCAGTAGACACCGCCTGCAAGCCGGGAAGGAGCCTCGAGAAGTGCGTGGACCGCTCCGGGAACAACCGCGAGTAGATGTGGGCCTGCCACATGTCCTTGAACAGGCCGGGCACGAACAGACTCGGAAACAGAGCAGCGAACCCCCTGAAACGTGCGAAGCCGATCAAAAGCCGATCGTCCATGTCGTTCTTGATGTACTTGCGCTGCTGATCCGTGAAGAACCGGAGAATGTGCGGATTAGGCACAATGCCGTCAGTCTCCCCCGGCTTGTTGACTGCGTCCTTCTCCACGGCTGTGAGGGGATCGTATGCGGGGTCCTCCTCGGTGTAGTACCCAATGCCCAGGTCTGCTTCGGCCCAGGCGTCCACGACGTAGCGCCAGATAAGACGAGGCGAGATGTCCCCGGTGATCTGATCCTCGTAGCCGGGGCGCACGTACCGCTTGTTCCGGCCGATGAAGAACCGGAACTTGCCGTCTCGGTCTCCGATGATGCGTCCGTCGATCGCCTCGAGCACCTGTTCGAACGAGAGGATCACCCCGTTGTACAGCTCGATGAACGACCGTGCCGCTCGGTCCAGGTCCTTTAGGTCACGGACTTCTCCCCGAAGACCCAGCACGCCCTGCGTGGAGTTGTCTGGAAGCCCTGGGAAGGCAACGGAGGCCCCGCTGGACCGGTTTGAGGATGCGTTCGCAAGCGCGACCCCCGCCACATCACCCAGGTAGTCCACCAGCGTGAGCGTCTCGTAGTAGAAGCTGTCCGGACTGGCGTAGGTCAGCTTGGCCGTGAGCGTAGAGCCCAGAATCCGGTTGCTCGCGGACGGGTAGGTGGCGAACAGGTACTTCGCATAGAACGAGGGCGCCAGGATGGCTGCCTCGTCTACCACCGGCTGGACTGTTCGCAGGGCGGTGTATGTGGCTACCAGGCTTTCTGTCTTCTTCAGACCCTTCTGGTTGGGGTCGATGAAGTCAACGGCCCCTGTGGACGGGTCCGTCTGATAGTGCACTCCCTCCACGAGCTCCCTTCCGGGAAGTTCTGTGCCCGAGGCGTCCAGAGTACCCAGCAAGTAGAGGTCGAATGCCTCGGCCAGCAAGTACGCGCTGATGCCTGCAAACGACACTGGGAGAGACCCGTACACTGGGCGGGCGGAGACACGCACTGTGTCTGTGCTGGAGTAGCCCTTGTACAGGGTGGTGGACACCTTGATGTGGGTGTAGCGCCCGTCCTCGGAAAGGGACGTGTCTACGATGAAGTACGGGTAGCCCCCGACCTCCAGCAGATGGTCAACCTTGGTGTACGCCGTCATGTCCCCGTAGAACACGAACTCGGTCTGCCCCCTGTCGGCATCCAGCATCGGGGTGGAGGACGTGTTCACTGAGAGGAGGAAGCCCTCCGAACCCCCGCCCGCGACCGGAGCTGCGGGGTCCACAGTGATAGCTACGGGACTTGAGCTCCTTGTGAAGACGGCGTCGTTGCCCGGAGACCTACTACCAGCTTCCTCAAGAGGTGGAGGCCAGAACGCAGCAGTCGTGATGTCGGTTCCAGCATCGTAGCTGACGGACTTGACGTAGAAGGGGACTGGCCCCAGCGAGACCAACTGGCCTACCCCAAGCTCGTCAGTCCTGTCTCCCTCGAAGGTCGAAGAGGTGGCGTCGGCCTCAATGAAGAACGGCTTCCGGTAGACCGGGAGTGTTGAGACCTGGTACGCCTGCTCGCCGCCGAAGGCCTCCAGAACACCATAGTTGATTTTGACGGTATCTGTAGCCGCCACTGCCCCTACAAAAGAGAGGACTCCATCGGCGATAGTGACCTGGGTTGGACCCCCGAAGTTCTGAAGCTCTACTCCCACCCAGACGAAGGAGGTCACGGCGGATGAGAGCGTGCGGCTTGTGGGGTTGTACGTGTACGTGTATGCGTCTACCAGGGTCGCCTCTTCCAGCCGCACAATGAGAGGCAGATACTCAGTGATGAGTGTTGTGTTGCCCGCGTCGTCCAGGACTGCGTCGCCGTCGGTGTCGGCCTGGTAGTAGGCAGCCTCTACGATCTGGAACTCTCGCAAGGGCTTGCTGAAGTAGATGGCCCCGTTCATCGGGCTAACGGTCACGTCGAGCCTGCGCTCCGTGACCATCTGCTCCACAAAGTAGGCTGTGAGGTCGACGTGGGTTCCCAGGTCTGTGCTGGAGAGGTTCAACAGGCCATCGGAGGTGTTGATTTCGCAGGTGCCTGCCGCCAGTGACGTCGGGTCCAGGAAGAGCTGGTCGTAGTAGACAGTCTCCGCCTCAAAGCCCGAGAGCACGTCAGCAGCGAACCGCACCTCTCCGTCGATGGAACCGGAGCTCCCGTCCTTGCCGACTTCAATCTCCCCGGCTGCGATGGTCCCGGAGAAGGTGTCCACCAGGGTCATATTTCCCAAGCTGGTGCTGTACTTTTGAGCACCGACTCGGATCTGGAAGTAGCCCGTAGCCCCCGAGGTAGTGAAGTGGGAGTCCGTAAGATCTACCAGAGTGATCCCCGTGGCCGCCAGGGTCCCCAGGTCTGTTCCTGCAGTCAGGTAGCTCACTGTAGCGGAAGAGGCTCCTACAGCGAGTCCGAAGCGAATGGCCACCGGGCGGTTGCTGGCCACAGCGTCCGCTGCAAAAACGGAGAGAGTGTCCGTCCCGATGACCCCAGCCGACGAGAGCAGCCTAATCTGGAAGGGCTCTTCCTTGTAGTGGCTGAAGGGAACCCGCTGCACGTCGGCGATGATGGTGGGGTCGTAGACCGAACCCAGCTGCCCCTCCAGCACCCTCCAGGACACTCCGCTTCCCGCAACTGGGAAGGCTGGGGACACACCGAACTCGGCGACGCTGCTCACGAGCGCCTTCGATGTAACCGTGTACAAGCCCTTTGCGTCTCCGTTGATCACCTGGAGACGGTCCCCTACATCGACAGCATCCCGCAAGGCGATCTGCAGAGCATCGTTTTGAGTAGCGTCAGTAGACAGCACGGGGTTGGAGAAGGGCCCGGTTCCAGCCGCGAAGGATCCACCCCCGCCTGAGGCTACAGTCCCTCCCTCTGGGGAGATCAGGTACGCCTGTCCCGGAGCCCCGTCCGACGGCATCACGAAGTCCTGGCTCCGAGTCTGCTCGTTGTATGTGATGGTGCCGGCTTCCTTCAGATACAGCCCGTACCCTGTGCCCGTAGGAGCCATCGCATCGGAGGAGAGAGTCTCTGGAATGACGTTTGTGTTCTCCAGCTGCAGGACAGATGTCGGTGTGAGCACTGACGTGCTTGAGAACTCTCCCTTTTCGGTCCACTGGAACCTGCCGTTGACCCAGTCGTACTTGACTCCGATGCCCTGGGTGGTCCCATAGTTGGAGAGCCGGATGAGGTTCAGGCCCAGACTGCAACGAAAGTGAACCCCGTCGTCGTATCCGGGGATGTCTTCCAGTGGCGGGTTGCTGATGGCAATGAAGGGGCCGGCAGGCACGTTGTTAGTAAGCAGCTCGTTGTTGAACAGTCCAACTGCCTTGATGTCCGCCTTCTGGTTTGACCTGTCCAGGTTCTCCGGACTCCGGAACAGACCGATGCTGGCCCCGTTGTCGGGCTGCCACCGGAATGCGTCGCCTCCGACACCGTAGTCCACCCGCCAGCCTGGCAAGAACCCAAGGGCTGCGTGGCCGGACAGGTCGTTCGGGTCCTCGTTCCAGCCGATCTCCACAGAGCCCGAAGCTGGGGTGTCGGCTTCGATGTACACTCGTCCTCGCACAACGCCTGCGGTTCCCGCGCCTGTCATGAAGGTATTCAAATCATCGGCGATCTGCTGCGCGGTGAAAGTGCCTGCGTTCAGGTTCGTCGCCGCAAGCCAGATGTACGTGTCGGCGTCCACCTTGAAGCGCAAGACCTCGCTGCCCGTGAGCACATAGTCCTCGCCGAACCGGGCATAGAGCCGAGCCGTGTCCGAAAAGACGGAAGGTGTGACCTGGGCCGACGCAAAGTAGAGAGCGTCGCCCCGCAACCCTCGCCGCTTCAACTGCACCCGGGACAGTCCTGCGTGATTGCCTCCCCCGACAGGATCAGGCACTACGTTGACCGTCTCCATCTTCGAGGTCACCGCCTCGGTCTTCTTCACGCGGATTTTGAGGACGGGGATGTCCGTCTCAAACTCCACCACCTCCAGGTTTGGGATCGCTCTGGAGGTCGCAAAGAGGAAGGTGTCGCCGATCCCCTGGGGCTTTCGTACCAGCCCGCTGCCGTTGGGGCGAGCATTCGGAGAGTAGGGAGCCGTGGTGAGGTTCGGGGAATCCCCTGTCTCGTCAGGAACGTAGAGAATCCCCGCGCTGCCTGGAGGGGGCAGAGCTACTGCTCTCTGAATGTAGATGTCTCCGAAGGTCTGGACCCCGAACCCGCTGGGGCCGTCGTCCCCCTCCAGGGGCTGGCCATCCTCGTCGATGCACGGCAACGGGTTCATCCCGGACACCGGCTGCGTACTCATAGAGACGCCGTCGTAGAAAATGGACGCCTCCAGATAGGCGATGTCGTATCCGGTCTCTCCCGGCTGAGCCTTCTTGATGTCGGCGTCTGACAGAACGATCTTGCCCGTAGAGCGCGACCAGTGGAACTCTCCCTCCGTCACCGCCGAGGGGGAAGCAGGCAAAGCCGCGTCGTTGTCCTGCGGCACCGGGGTCAGGTGTCTGCGAAAGCCCAGTCGGACGAAGGGCCTCTCTGTAGGTCCCGGGATAGGCGCCAGAACGGGGAAGCCCAGGCTCGAGTCCGTTGCCAGATCGGCCAGCTTGCCCAGGTCACCGTCGTTGTTCGGATTGAACGACTCCGGGTTGTACCAGAGGGTGATGCCCACGTTGGTGGCAGAGTAGGTCGGGTTGACCAGAACGATGCCGTTGTTCACGCCTACAATGGCTTCGTAGGTGTTGTAGGGGGAGCCTGTGGGGTAGGTGCTTTCCGTGTCTACGTCCGCCACTACGCCCACCTTCACGGGCACGGACGTGGCATCGGAATACACCCCCGCTCGGATAAGAGCGAAGGCGTCTGGGGTTAGGGGGTCTCCGGGAAGGATGTCCCCGATAGAGAACCGAGTCACCGGAGGGGTGAGCGCGTAGGTCTGGTCGGGGTCTTCAAGGATCGCGCCCAGGTTCTGAGGCTGCGACCCCTTGTACGGGGCCCAGCGGTTCTTGTCCCCGTCCCAGCCGAACCGCAGTGTGTCCGCGTCGTTTCGCGACCACCAGAAGGTCGGGCCGGAAAGGATGTAGGACACCGTCAGGATCACATCCCTTCGCGCTGTCGAGAAGCCTCCGTCCAGACCTGTAATCGGCGCGAGGGTAGCAGCGTCCAGGACTACCTTGCCGATGAGAGGGTCCTGAGGTGACTCAAACGCGCACGTGACGATAGCCCCGGTGTCTCCGCGTCGGATGTACATGTCCGTGACGCTATCCAGGTCCCGACCTCCTGAGTCCTTGACGTAGAAGGTCTTGGTTCCGTCGGTGTAGGTTGCTGCAGGAGTAGCCGTCACCGTCAAGGTGCCTGCGGCTGCGGTGACATAGCTCACGTCACCGGCGATCTTGAATGCGTCGGACACTACTGTGGAGAACGACCCGGTTGTCGCGGCCCAGATCATGTACTCGTCGGTGCCCGCCCGGTCGTCGGGTCGTTGCAGCACCGCTGCTCGATACATGTCCGCGTAGGGCTCCACCGGACGCGTGACGGTGATGGCGTAGCCTGCAGCCAGTAGCTCCGCCTCCGAGACGTGGTCCCGACTCACTCCAGAGGTTGCCTCACCTGTGGACGTGGAGTTGCCAGAGGCACTGCGGGCTGGTCTTAGTACATATCCGGACAGGTCAAAGCTCAAGAGACTTCCTTATCCGAAGACGGCGAAGGTTCGGGTGCTGGTTCCGGAACCGAAGGAGGGGCTACAACCATGGAACCCTTCTCAAAGTACAGACCAGCGATGAACCCGATGAGCATCGCGAAGGTCTCAGAGATACTCTCCCCGTGGAACTCGCGGTAACAGGCGATAAACACGACGGCAAGAGCGATAATCGCACGCACCCACTGCAGGAAGATGGTCTGCCCTTCTCGCTCCATGGCTGCTTGAAAGGTCTTGTTCACCCGAGTATTCCCAGAGGATGGGCCCTGGGCAGCTGATTAGACCAGGGCGGAGATAGAAGTCCCGGAACTCGGAATAGGTCCGGCACCTCCGGTAGCCGTTCCGGCACCGTTCCCGTTGTCAAGCATAGCCGCGATACCGTTCCCGCATCCCTTCGCGAAGGAGATGCCCATCGTGCCTGTGATGTTCGCGGCTGCCAGGTTCCTAATGATGGCTGCGACCAGGGTAGCCGAGTTGGTGAAGCTCACGCTGGACACGTCCGCTCCGATAGCCCCTGCTGCTGTGCCCTTATACTGGGCGGAGGCGTTGAGAGCGTTGGCAACCCCGACCGCTATAGCCGTGGCCATCTGAGGCGCCAGAGAGCCAGAGAGGCCCGCTGCAGAGAACGCCTGGGTCACCTTCCCCGGAGCCGCAATGACGGTGAACTTGCCCAGGACCGAACCCCCTCCCACGAAACCGGAGACCGTCCCCTTGACCAGGACGTTCGACTGCTTGGTAGCCCAGGAAGCTACAGAGGTTCCGACTGCCTTCGCGAGCTCTACCCACAAGGTGCCTGTGAGGGAGGGGCCCGCTGCCAAGATAGCTGAGGTGATTGCTGAGCCGACAATGGCCATCTTAGCTCCCCACCGTGAAGGTAGAGACCCCCAGAGCTCCTGAGTTCTTGTGGGAACGGCTCGTGATAGGGTTGATGCATCCATCGGTGATAACAGCCCCCTGGAACGGAGTTGGGGTGTTGATCTTCACGGAGGCAGCCTTCAACGTGATTTGCGAGGTAGCCTGGACCAGCGCTGTGGTGCTGCCCTTCAAGGTCGCCGACCCCTTGGTAGCCTTCACTGTCACGCTGCCCGCGTTCGCCACGAGCTCTACGCTCAGTGTGTCCAGATCAAGCCTGTTGTCTGATCCCTGGACGCCGGTAGCCAGGTGGATGCCCGAACCTTGCCCCACGGTGAACGGGGCAGTGCGCATCGAGAGTACATTGAAGGACCCGGTGTTGAGTACAGTGTCCTGTCGCCCCACCTTGAACAAGACGTTGCGCCCTCCGAAAGTGTACTCGAAGTCGTCCACCACCCCGCCGTCGCCGCCTGTGGCCGCCGTCGCGTTGAAGACCATGGTGCGCGAGGGACCGTTTGACGACTTTGAATCCAGAGGTCCGGCGTAGGTGTACTCGGCCTTCCCGGTGACGGTGGTGCTTAGGGACTTCGCAGACACGCTGAGAGTGTCGCTGGAGGAAAGCTGGAGCGCCGTGTTCGAGGTAATGCTGATGGTGTCGGCATCCTCTACCAGGATGTTCTGGCCCGCGATCTTGGTGGTGCCCACTGACTCCAGCAAGAGGGAAAGTGCACTGCGGACGACTACAGCGTTGCGGGTTGCCGCCGGGGTGAGGTTAGGGTCTGTGCTCGGTGAGCCGCTGCCCGTAGAAACGCCCCCGCCGCCGAAGATGGTCACTGCCCCGCCCTCGGACCGGAAGTCAAGCCCGACGTTGTCGGACTGGCGCCCCTTTCCCGTGCCTCGGATGCAGATGGTCCCCTCGGCTTCAAGCAGATAGCTCAAGCCGTCTCGGTCTTGCCCCAGGTTTACTTGCTTCCCTGTCTGGAAGAACTCCTGGTGCCCCTTAGAGCCCGTGCCTGGGAAGTAGGATCGGAAAGCGCCGCCCTTCGTGATAGCCATGAAGGCGGCAGGAGCCTTCGGATCAGTCGGGTTGCGCACCCGGACCAAAAACGCAGCATGGTCGGTGACTGGAGAGGTCGGGGTGGCTGCTCGAACACCCGGTGCGAACTTGCCGTCCTTGTTGAACAGAGACACCACCATCGGTCGTCCGTATGAGGAGCGGTCGTTGTGTGGGTCATTTCCGATGGCGGTGCCCAGGACGAACTCGACCATGGCCTCGTTCGGGGAGCGATTGTTCGGGTTGGCATCGCCCGTGCCGTCGGTTCCAGCGCTGGGCGGACTGGGCAGCAGCCTGTCGATGTCCACCCCGTCTGTCTGCTCCGTTACGGGCAAGCGCCCGTCCGAGGTGTGGGCCACCTCGATCCGCCACTCAGTGAACACATCTGCGTCGTCGGCCAGCAGTCCGTTGAGGGGCTTGCCGTTCTGAGCTGAGTCTACCGAGACCCGGTACATAGGCTTGCCGCCATAGACGGCGTCTGGACGCACCTGGGAGTCGTACATCCGGCCCTGATCGTCCACATACAGTCCTCGCGCCAGAACATCCTGGGGCGACACGGAACCCATGCGCAGTCCCGCATCGAAGACAGGGTCTGGGGTGAGGAGGCCGTTGTCGGAGCTGCGGGGGAAGCTGGACGGCGCCAGCGTGTTCCCCTCGCTGTCCAGTTGCTTATTCGCAGCCCAGTCTACAGAGTCTCCGAACATCTGGGTCGGAAGAAGTGTAGAGTCGCGCTGGACCATGCCCCCGTACAGGCGGACGCCTGCTCCAGCATGAAAGCGCTGAAGACTGCGGGTGACCAGAGCTTGGTCCTGGTCGCGGAGGATGATCTCGTTCCCACGCCGGTTTGAGAGAGTGACGCTCTCGTTGAGATGTAGATCGGACCCCTGGGAGGAAGACCCCACCACGTTGCCCGCCTCCATTTGCCGCATCTTGTGTCTACGTCGACCGAAGGTTCCTGCGAGCACCTGCCTCATCGCCGGGGTCATGTTGATTTCGTCACTGCCCGTGGCAGATGTCATCAACCAGTCGTAGCCCGCACCTGTGCCGGGAACCAGCCACCCCACGATGTAAGGCTGTCGCGAAGACCCAGACTCTGACGGGGAGTACCCCACTACGCAGAGGTCGTTCACATCGGGGATAGCCCCCAGAAAGTGGCGAGCTCCTGCGTTGGCAAAGGTCAGGGAGACGTTTTCGTGAGGGTCCCCGTCTCCGGTCAAGCAGTAGATGGACACGGTCATCCGCTTCGGGTCAACCCGCGTCACCTTCGCAATCCTCAGAGGATACTCAGTGCCGTCGCCTCCGGCCCGACGCTTGCGCATCTTGTTGGGTCGGAGCTTCCGTCGCATTGACGCTGCAGTTTCGGCAGGCATGTTCTACTCTCCGTCCACGAGGTCATCCAGGGCGGCTTCTCGGCCTTGCAGCGCCTGTTTTGCATCAACGAGGGAACTGGAACCCAGAGTCTTCGCCGTGTTGCCCTGGGCTGCGAACTCGTCAAACAAGGACGTGTTGCGAGTGTCCAGAGTAGAACCCGCCAGGGCATCCCGCCCCGCCTTCCAGGCGAGACCTTGCTGCGAGGCCAGCTGCTCCTGGTAGGCCTGAAGCGGATCCTCGTACAGGCGGACGTATTCTTCTGAGAACGCCTGGAGAAGGAAGGACGCCTCCACCCCCTTGCAGACGCACGTAGATGCCCCGATGGTGATGTTCGACAGGTTGGCAGCCGCGACCGCGCCTGTGACACTCTGCCCCCGGGAGAAAGAAGTCACAGGGTTGTTCCGAACCTTGATGTCCCGAGAGGCAGTGTCGTGGATCAAAGCCTCAACCGTCTCACTGGTGATGTTCTCCAGGGGGGTGTTAGCAGCAGCCAGGACCGCTGCCTGCTCCGCTGGGGGCAGGTTCGAGATGATTGTCTGGGGGTCCCCTCCATCCAGGTACAGGATGAAGAACTTCTCGACCGCGTCCAGGCTGGTGGCGTTAGAACCTACCGAACCCACGAAGGTCTGGGAGGACTCCGCCGCCAGGACGGGGTCGTCAGTGTCATCGCCCGAGGTTGTGCTTTGGAGCAGCTCGGACAACTTCTCGATGTTCACGCCCCGCCCGTAGGGCAGGTTGCCGTACACCTCGTAGCCCCCGGCGTCGGACACTGGGAAGATCGGAGAAAAGTTCTGGGTCGGCTCATAGTTGAGACCGGGGACGTAGACCACGTTGGTCTTTCCCTCTGGGACTGTGAGTGCCCCCTCGGTGTACTCCTCGATGAACTGGTACCTGGCGGCCATAAGCTCGGTGTAGTCTCCCTGAAACTCAGTGTCCGCCTTGACTACGTCGACCACTGTTCGGACGTAGTCCCAGAGGCCAGAGGCAAGTACCTGAGCCAGGAAGCTCACCTGCTCCATGTCGCCCTTCATCGGAGCGGTTGAACCTACAGTGTGAAGCTCAGATCCCTCAGGCCAGAACCCGTACTCCACGAGTGAGGATGCGATTGTCGTCACGAATGACTCAATCAGGGCCACTGCGGGGTCGGCCCTTGCGCCCACCGCGTCAGCGAAGGTGTTGATAGATGTGAGGAGACGCTGGTACTCAGTGTCGAAGCGATCCTTGATAGACGCCCCTGGGTCAGGCACCACCTTGATCGCCAGCAGTCCGGCCATAGATGTCATGGTGGTCGGAGGCATATCGAAGTTGGCCCCCTTATTCCACCCGGATGTCTTCACGGAGACCTTGAGCTCCTTGCGAACCGTCTGCGGACCGAAGGTGACGAACCGAATGTCACTGGTGGCCACAATCTGGCTGGGAAACTCGTGGTTCCCAGGGTGGGTCTTCTGGGAGAACGCCGCAATCTTGATGCCTCTCTGGATCGCCCTGGGGGTGGTATCCAGAGCGATACCCATCCCGTTCCCCGCATCGGTAATGGCTCGGATCTGCGAGGTGGCGCCTTCCTCGGGAGGGTCTGGGAGTAGAACAGCACTGGTCCCTACCTCCTGGTCCACATACAGGTTCCCAGGACCCTGCATGGCCTCTACAGGATGCGAACAGGAATAGTAGCGATATCGCCCAGTCGCAGCAGTGCCCGGCGCGAAGAGCCCCTTGAGAGATGTCTGCAGGGAGAGGTAGTTGATGAGACCGGAGGAGTCCGGGGTGTCCAGACGGCTGGCCTTAGTCTGAATCTGGTGAATAACCAGCCCCAGCTCGGTACTCAGGTCCGGCTCGTAGGTTCCCGCCTTGATCGCTTCCGAGGCGCTGGTCCAGTTTTGCTGCACCTCGGACAGAGAGACCGTGACGGCTTCCGTGTTGGACGTGCGAATCAGGAAGGTGTCAGCCTCCACCCCTCTCTCAATGAACCCCGAGGCAAGAGCGATCTGGATGTAGCCCTCGGCAGTAATCGCTCCCGAGCCGAGGTCGATGGTGTTCAAGTTGACGTGGTCGGGGTCCAGAGCCATAACCACATTCGGGAACCCGTAGGCTCTGGGAGGCCCCGTGTTTGCCTCCGCGTCTCCAGTCATGTACTGGTCGTAGCCGAACATCGGTAGGGGAGGGAACTCACCGGGGGCATCCAGGCGAACGTGCGAGAGGCTCGGAAGAGTGCCGTCGCCCGGTGTTTCCATGGGGGGCAGCCACTTTGCCCGCTTCGCCACCCCGTTGATAGTCGACGTGCACTGCCCTCCGTACTGAAACGAGTGGTTGATGCTCTGTGCGTAGAAGAAACAGTCCAGGTGTACCACGTACACAGGATAGCCAGCGCGCATCTCCGGACGAAGAGGAATAGTGATGGATGCGCTCTTTACACCCACGTTCGCCAGGTCCAGACGGTTGATGGCCGACACGAACAACGCCTGTTTGTTGTTCATGTAGTTCGACTCGAAGGTCTCCTCCCGGTAGCCGTACTTCGCTACCAGTCTGTAGTCGATGAAGACGCCGCCGACTCCGAGCCAATTCTCCAGCCCGACCCCGGTAATGTTCGCGAAGTGCGACCCCGTGCCCTTGCACATGGTCGCCTCAGGCTCGGTCTCTGTTTCGGAGATAGAGATGAGGTCCCGGTCCTCGATGCGATACACCGGGTCGTCCCGAGTGTCCAGGTTGTACATGGGCGGCTTGTAGACCAGGTCCCCGTCCACGTCCTGGTAGAACTCGAAGCCTGTGATGGTCTTCACCAGTTCGATGATCTCCATCTTCGACATGTACTCGGTCTCGAACATGTTGACGGAGCCGATCTTGCCCACATCCAGAGTGAACGCGGCCATGGACAGCACGTCCAGCGTCGCTTTCTTGCCGGACTTGTCGTCGCGGTACGCTCCGGCTGAGGTCATGTAGGGGTCGTACTGAGTCGCCGCCAGCGCGTCCAGGATCTTCCTGTACCTCGTTAGGTCGAAGTCGTTGTTGTCCTTCTGTGCGTTGATGACTGTCTGGGCCAGCTTGAACAACGGCGTCTTCTCGTTGTCCCTATCCTCTCGGGAATCGTACCAGGACCCCAGGTAGGCTTGCTGGTACGCATTCATGATCGAGCCGTTCATCCCGTACATGCGCAAGGAGCCCGAGTGCTCGGTCCAGCGCTTCGCCCACCACTCCGCCGCGTGCGCATACAGAGCCTTTCGGTCGTCGTCGTCTACAGCGGCGATGTTAGAGCCCTGACTGATCTGGAACTCTACACCGAACGCTGCGCCGAAGCCTACCTTCACCAGTGTGTACACGATTGAGTACGGGTTGGTGTTGGTGAACACATGTCCGATGAGACTGGGGGACACCTGGGAGTTGTCGGGTCTGTCTCCGATGACCGCGCCGTTCGTGGACAGCTTCTGGTTCTGCCAGAAGTGAAGCAGGTTTGCACACTGGAGTGTGGCTGTGTAGAAGCCCCCGTTGAAGTCATGCGTGACTGAAGTGACCACGCCTCGGAAGACCTGGTAGTACGGATACACCGGCGTGTCGTCCGCGATGAAGCCGCCCATGTCCGACGGGTCCTGGCCCATTCCAGCGATGCCGGTCATCGGGAAGTAGCCCCGCATGAAGATGACTACCTCCAGCGAGGGCTGGAGGATGTAGTTCCCGTCGTAGGAGAACACGTCCGACTCGTGTCGGGGAATGGCCAGGGTGAGGTTTGCGCTGGCGATAGGGTCCGTGGTGGCGTCGCAAGAGACCTGCGTGACGTACTTCTGGAAGTTGAGACCCTTGTTGCACGTCGCGCAGGTCGCCATCTCACTGTGGCCGTTGATCAAGACAATGGCGTCTGGCGTATGACGCACCAGCGTCTTGTTCGCCATCTGCCAGGACCCGATAAACGGGCGCTCGGTGGAAGAGGACATACGCTACGGCACCAGGAGTGAGAGTGGTGTCGAGGCTTGCTCAAGCGCGGACGGACCAGTGGTCTCGAACCACCCACCCCCAAAAGAAGCATCGGGGCGAGCTGTGAAGGCAGGGCCTGGCCGACCAGGGTAGGACGGGTTCGGCTGCGGAGCGACCATCGGCTGAACCACGACCGGCGTCTCAGCGTTGTCGTACATGATCCCTACGACGAACTCCATGGACCACTCGATTCGATGAGGTGAGGCTTCCTGGTAGGAGTAGTCGAAGCTCTCGATGTGCCCCACGTAGGTGAACTGGTCGTAGTCGATGGCCACGGCTCCGATCATCAGGTGGGCTTCGGAGCCCCCGATGGTGTCGTAGAGGTAGCCGTTGTTCCGGTAGAACTGGTACAAGGCAGTAAAGTTCTGGAAGGCCGCGCTGTCCCGCTTGGAGGCAAACTGCACCCCGCTGGGAGAGTCAGTGCTCGTCGCGCCGGGGATTGCGTTTTGAGGGTTCGCAGCCGCCATGAACACACCGGTTCTTCCGGAGAACGAGAGCGTGACCTGAGCCTCGCCCCAGCGCTCAAAGAGGTATCCGTTCCGACCTCGGTTTGAGTACTGCTGCACCGCTCCGAACGTCTTGGTCATCTCGGAAGGGTTGACGAACAACGTCAGGGTCGGCGCATTCAGGATCCTCTCTACCTGCAGCGCGATGTCAGCTGCCGTGTTCGCATCTGTTAGCACCACGCGCTCAGTAGTGGTTGTAGACGAGGAGACTACCTGGCCAGCGGAGACAATCTGCTGGAGCGCGCCTTCCACGCCCCCGTTGGACACCCCGCCCACAGTAGCCGAACCGAAGAGGTCTCGCACAGACTTCGCTGCGGTCTCGAACTCCTCGGTCGACTGGTTCGCTCTTCCGAGTAGATTGACGTCCACCCCGGAAGAAACTCCCACGAGCTCGGGCACGATGAGACGCATGGCAAATGGAGACAGGTCCCGAAGCAGAGGGTTCCCTGCATCTACCGGAAGCCCCTTCTGGGTCTCGAAGGAGTACACCAGGTCGGGACCCACCGCGAGGTTCCCGTACCTGTCTCCAATGAGGTCTTCCCTGATTTCGATTTTAGCCATGGTGCGTTTTCCTACACAGCCGAGCTGAGGCTGACTACGGTCCTCCAGACCTGGATTTCCTTGTCCACAGTCAGGGTGGTGGACATCGTGAACATGAAGGGCTTCTCGGCGCTCTCTGTCACGGTGAAGTTTTCGAACCAGCCCAGGTACACTCCTCCGTCGAAGGTCACCTTGATGATACCTTGCAGAGCGATCTGCCCGTCCGTGCCGTACACTGAGCCGTTGTTGTGGAACAGGGCCAGGAGGTCCAGGTAGGTGTCATAGGCCAGAGACTCTCGGCGAGTGCCTCCGGTGAGAGCGGGCGAGGTCACGTTTGACAACCCCGTGTACAACCGCATGAACCCGCCCGTGGCGGCGTCGAAGTCGATGCTCTGCGTGTCGTCCCCCCAGTGCTGCTCCACGAACCCGCCCTTTGTCTGGATCCGCTCCACCTTCCGAGCGTACTTGATGGACATCGAGCTCGGGTTGACGTGAAGGACCATCTTGATCCCGTCCGGGAGGATCGAGGTCTCCTTGTCCGGCCCCAGGATGTCGAAGATCACAGGACGGACGCCCCTACCTGAGAACTCGTCTTCCTCCCGAGCAGGGAAGGCTCCTGTGAAGAGTGGCTGACCGCCTGCCATCAGTACGACTTCATGTTGGAGTAGCCGGTGTCCTGGAGGACCTTAGTCACCACCCGTCTGACTTCCTCCAGGTTCCCTCCGTTGATGTTGATGACCGCTGTCTTCGAGCCGCCCATCCCCTTGTGGATAGCCCCACCCGGCTTCGCTCCGAAGAACTCGTCCATCTTGTTGATGGGAGTGATGCTGCCCCGGACTCCGTCTCCTCGGTAGATGAAGTCGTCCACCCGGTCTTCGTGCTCCCAGAACTTTGTCGGAACGCCCGCGCTGGCAAGCAGCTGGCGCTCCTCCAGGGTGAGCCCTCCCTTCTTGAGGGCTTCCACAACAGAGCCCCACTCCCCCTTATTGATGCCTGCGGTCACGTCGGCAAAGGATGAGGCACCCGCAAGATCTGTCATCGCTGCCTGCTTGTCCTGCTCCACCAGGGCTTTCACAACGTCTTCGAACCCTTCCTCGGCTGTTTTCTCCGCCTTCTCTTCAAGGGCGAGCAGGTCCGCGTCGACCTTCTTCATCTCCTCGGTCTTAGCCACGAGCTCGCTCAGGAACGTGCCGTTGTCCTCGGAGACCTTAGTCCAGTCCATAACGTCCACGGTCTCTGTCTCGGGCTTCATGTGTTCACCGAACCCGACCATTTTGCCCGTGAACCTGTCTTCGGTCTTTGTGAGGCCATTAGCCTTTGCCAGGGCGAGCATTTCGGGGTTGCTGTTGAGATCCCCGTACATCCCCTTCAGAGCCTCTTCCGGGCTCTTCCCTTCTTGCAAGGCTCCTCGGTAGTCCTTCTCTCGCCCAACCATCTGCTTCTTCCCTTCCATCCGGGCCTGGAGCTGTGCGATGTTCTTCTCAAGCGCCAGCTTCTTCTCGGGGTCCTTCTCTCCCTTCAACTCGGTCTGCAATCCCTTGATCTCGTCCCCATAGCTACCGATTGCAGCTCGCAGACCGTCCTCCGTCTTGAGGGACTTGATGCGAGCCTCGTTCGCCCTTTTCCCCTCCTCGGCCATGTCTGGGAAGAAGGTCAGAATCAGCTCCAGGACCCCGTAGATCTTATCCAGGACGATCGCGATGCCGTTGCTCAAGGTCTGCGAGATCGAGGTGGTCTCCTTGAGAGAATCCCGAGCGGTCTGCTCCATGAGGGTGTACTGCTTCTCCTGCATGGCCTCGAGCTCTTCGTTGTCAACGAGCTTGCCCGAGGCGAGAGCTTCTGAGAACTCCATCCCGTCGAAGCCTGCCGCACCGCCCTTCATCTCGTACTTCGCCATGAGACCGGTCTCCAGAGCTGCTCGGCGATCGAACTCCTCTCCGTTGATGCCCAGGATTTCTTCCATCATCGCTCGTTGCATCCCGGTCATATCTCGGAGCATCTTGCCGCCGCGCATCGCGGAACCTTCGTTGAGCTGTAGGGCCAGCTCTCCCGTCTTACTGGCTGAGCCCAGACCGGTCACGCCGCCCGCGTTGAGCTTCTGCATGTCGTCGAGCTTTCGAGCTGCTGCGGGGTCTACAGCGGCGACCTTGGTCCAGGTATCCCCGAACTCCTTGCCCTGGAGCTTTGACAAGGCCACCAGGTCCAGAGTGCGGTTGTCACCTTCCCCCGTCATCATGTCTCCGAGACCCGCCTTCTCCAGACGATCGCCGAAGGTGTTGCCGAAGTCCCTCGCCTGCGCCTTAGCATCGGCGGCCATGATCTTATCCTGCCGACCTCCCCCAGACAAAATACGAGACTTGTACTTGTCCTGCATGCTCATGTTTCGGTAGGTGCCCTTGACGCCGATCTCCTCCTTCGCCAGGTCCTCACCGATGATCTTTACCAGGTCTGTGAAGAGACCCACCGTGTCTGCTACTCGGAAGTTGTACAGGGCCATTCCCGAGGTCGCGCCGTTGATCGCCGCGAAGAAGTCCTTGGTGTTCATCCCCGCTTTGCCGGCCTGCTCCCCGATCATCCCGAACGCGCCCTGGACCTTGTCCAGACCAGCACCCAGGTCTCGGTTCATCAGGTTCGCAAACTCGGCGATCTCGGAGATCCCGACCCCCAGACCCTTCGAGGCGGTGATAGCCGTGGCCGCCAGCTGCGTGTAGCGCCCCACATCAGAAGAAGCGTTCCGGGCGAACCCGGAGAACTCCTTGATGGTGATGCCAGCCTCGTGGAAGGCAGTGATAGCCCCCATGGTGTCTTCCTTAGACATTCGGAAGTCCCAGGCGACATCGGTGGCGGCTTCACGCAAGTCTGATAGAGAGTGCGCCAGCCCGTCCGAGGAGACCCCCTGCAGGTCCATCGCGCTGATTCCCTCCATCAACGCCTTGTTCATGTCCTTGGCCTGCCCGTAGGCAGCGGCAAAGAGAGCAACCACAGCGGCGATGCCCGCAGCGGCAGCGGCCAGAGTGCCTGCAGCCACGCTGAGTCCTGCGATGGCTGCTCCTCCTGCCTCGGTTCCCGCCGCCCCTCCGGCCATCAACTCACCAGCCCCAGCTTCTGCCGCTCCCGAGAGCCCCTTCATCAAGGACTCTGCGAACCCCGAGGCCGAAGTAGTGTCCAGAGTGAGAGCACCCTCCATCGCGGTCTTGAACTTGTCCGCTCCTGCCTCAACAGACTCAGTAGTGGAGCGGTCGCGCCTTTTCCGAGCGCGCTCCAGCAAGCTCATGCGATGTTCGGTGGCCTTGTCCGCTCGGTCGATGAGCTTCTCTTGAGCCTTCTGCTCCATCTTGAGACGCATCTGGAGCGCTTCTCGCTCCATCTTCATCCGCTCGCGGGTCTCCTCGTCCTTCTCCCGCTCAATCTCGCTGGACTTGTCGGCAATTTCGTTCGCGGTCTTGAGCTGCTGCTGGCCCGCAGCCTTCAGCTCGTCCCGTAGCACATAGGCACCCTTTCGGAAGCCTGTCTCCAGCATATTGCTGAAAGTCTGCGCGACCTTGAGCTGAGTCTGCTTTGTCCCTACAATTACGCCCTGCCGCACACCCTTGGCTGTAGCATCACCTGTTAGTTTGGTGATCTCCTTCGAGAAGTCCCGCCCACGGGTCACTGACCCGAGAGCAAGATCTACAATCGCCTTGATGGATACGGACACTAAACGCCTCGTCTGTGTTTCCCGATAGCCTCACCAGTGGAAGCTCAGCCCTCGGAAATCTTAGGTGACCGCTTCGCGATCTTCTCCTGCAACGAACCCTCGTCCTCTGGGGTCTTTCCGGGCTTCTGGGTCATGTCCTGAACCTTGAGAGATGGGGTGAGCTCCCCCGCTCGCAGCTGCGGCTTGAAGTATCTGTCGAACATGTAGGAGGTCTGCGCGCTCTCTGGGATGCGAGCCGTAGTGCGGGCCTCCAGCGCTCCGGGACTGAGGTCCTCGAGCTGCTCCTTGGTGTACCCCACCAGGGGAGAAGCCCCCCTGTCTTCGGCAGCGTCGGCGCGAGCCCGAGCCTCGTCGACCTTCTGACGGTACGCCTTGTGCTTCTGTTCTGTCTGGTCCCGAATCCCCTTGTGGTATTGGGCCACCATCGTATCGTGGAAGTCGGTCTCTCCCTCGACCACCTTGCGCATCTCCTCTTCCAGATCCGACACCGTGCTGGCTGAGTGGATGCGACCTACCTTCACATCCTGGCCGTTCACCTTTACAGTGATCTCTTCCTTGTCCTCCAGACCGTAGATGACCCAGTTGACAGCTGCCTCAATGACACGCTGGCGACGAGTCTGCTCTGTCTGTTCGTCGGCCTCCACTGCCTTTGCCAGCTGCTTCCCACCCTTGTTCGAAAGGGAGGACACGATAGCACGGGTGTGTGCCCACTGGGTATTCCTCTCCTTCGCCTCGTCCTCTGAAAGGTTGTGTGCGACCCAGATGCGCTTCACGGGGTTCTGGTCAGCCAGCTTGTGCGGCTTCCGTCCCTCCATGCGCCAGAGACCTCTGGAGTAGGGCTCGTAGCAGAACGCCTCCACCAGCCGCAACGCCCTACTTGTCCGTCGGCGGAGCCCGTCGATCGTAGAGGCCAGAACCTCTACGTGGTGACGGTGCAAGTCCCGGACCCAGTACCTGTGGATCCAGTAGGCTGCGTTCTGGGAGGCGTCCAGAGGGATTTCGAACCCGTCGACCATCCAGATGGAGGACGACACGGTCCAGCGCAACACGGGGAGCGCAGCGGGAGCGTTCATAGTTCGAGCGCTCAGACGATCCAGGTCCCGAGGGTTTAGGGTTCTGAGCACTACCTCGTGCTCTCCCATAGACACACCGTGGTGCAGGAACCCGGTGGTCACGAGATCCTCTACGTCTCTGTAGAGGAACCTCCGAGCCCCGGATTCCTGTAGGAGAGCATCTTCGGCGGCGTCCCGAAGCATGGTCTCCCGGTCCACGGGTCAGCTCCCAGGAGGCTTGAACTTAGGGTTCCGCGTCCCGCCGCCCGGCTTCGGATCCAGGTTCGCCTCCTTCTCGTCTACCTTCTTCCGCTTCACCCCTCTCGCAGAGATAGTCTCCGAAGGCAGTCGGAAAGCGTCAAGCTCCTTCCCATCTCCCGTTGTCACGGTGCCCTCGGGGGTGGCAGCTGACAAACCCCCAGTCTCCAGATCCTTCCGAGCTGATGCGCGAGCAGCGACCTGCGCGGCTACGAGTCTGTCATGCTCGATAGCCTGAGAGTCTACATCCTCCAACTCCCCGAAGGAAGAACGAAGCTCCGGGGGAGAGGGCTGCTTGATCGGAGCGGTCGGCGGAGGAGAAGCCTTCGGAACCACGCTCTGGCGTGGAGTCGGCGTCGGAGCGGGGGTCGGGGGTTCTTCGTGCTCGAGTGGGGGAGAGGCCTGCTCCGGGGGCGCGTCGGGGTCTTCCGGTACGTCGCCCGCCGTGGACAGAGCGGCGGCCAGAACCCGGTCGGCCTGAGCCTGCTCCAAGGCCGTGTTGAGCTCCTCGTCCAGAGCCTTCCCGGCCTGTACCAATGACTTGATCTGCTGAGAGGTGACGCTGGGGTCGCCCTTCGCTCGCAAGTCTCGCTCCGAACGAATGCGCTCCAACCGAGCCTCCACGCGCTCGATCTCGGCATCCAGGTCGGCGATCGAGTCCTTCGCGATCTTGTCTGCCTTCTCCGAGATCACCGTGACCATGTCCCCGTACTTCGCGAAGCAGATGGTGATCATCGCTCGGGACCAGGAGGCGTTGATGAGGTCCCGCAGGGCTCGCTGCAAGGGGACTCGCACCGGGGTGCCGTCCTCCAGCTTCTTCCCGGTGGCCAGAGCTTTCACGTTTCGAAGATCGTTCTCTCCGACCTGAACCAGAGCGTAGCTGATGACCTCAGAACGGAACTGGTCAAAGTACCGAAGAGAAGCGGCTCGGGTGAGAGGATCGTCGTCGCCGAGTTCCTCCTCCTCTTGTGTGTCCTTGAGCACCTGGGAGGAGTACTGCTGGCATGCGATCTCTTCGCGGGGCAACAGAGGGCGAATAGTGACCTTGAGCCCCTCCACCTCGAAGGTGAACTCGTCCTGGCCGAACTTTGTCAACGGCTCGAGAACTTCTCTTAGAGACTGCAGGTCCACGAGGGCCTCCGATTGTGGTCTATCGTACTGAGATACAGTACCCCTGCATCACTCGTGGGTGTAGGAGCAGGCTCAATCTAACTGAGAGCGTTTTGAGCAATAGTGGGACTATACCCTCGAAGGTCTATATCCTCGGAGGATTAGCACCATGGCATCAAACAGTGACCACAACCCGCAGGGTGGTGTGCAGGGTACCAGCCCACTGTACCGCTTCGGCACCTCGCCGAACACTCGGTCTGTTGTCTCCCAGAAGGTCCGCATCCTGGCCCCTGCCTACGGCGCCACGGATGTCCTCTACCAGATCGGCGTGCTCGGCCAGTTCACCCCTCAGGAAAGCCGTCCTGTGGAAGAGGTTCGCGGCATCGGCTTCGGCGACCAGATCGCTGAGGTCGTGCCCGGCATCACCTCCGCCACGACGCTCTCCTTCGAACGTCAGCTGCTCTACCTGAGCACTCTCTGGCAGTCCTCCGGCTACGCAGGCGGCGTGTCTGGTCCCATGCGGTCGCTGAAGCACCACCGCTGGCCCTTCGACATTCGCCAGGAGATCGTCTTCTCGGTCATCGCCGACTACGAGTTCTCCGGCGGCGCCAACATCCAGGCAGGCGGAGACTTCACGGGCGGCGTCAGCGCGCTGACCTACTCGCAGAACCTCGGAGGATCGAGTGTGGATGCAACCGAGGGCACCCACAACATCCTGGTGACGTTCTACGAGGCTTGCTGGTGGACGAGCGGCGGCAACTCCGGCTTCATGAAGGAGTCGGCCCTGGTGTCCGAGAGCGGGGAAGCAACCGCTACTGACATCCACGATGCCTCTACGACCTACGGAGAATTCATCGCAACGGGGAACGACGGCAGCATCGGCCAATTGGGTTCCGTGGCCTTTGGCAACACTTTCGGGTAGGATAGCCCGAGCGACCCGTAGAAGCGCGCCAACGCTCCTACGGGTCTGACACCCCCAACCCCTCCTACAAGAGGTTGAACATGCTGCTTCCCTATACCCCACCCCCTGGTGGGGGGCTCTACATCATCTGGCTCTCCGACACGCACTACTACGGAGGCCGAACAAAGAGCTTTGCAGATCGATGGGGGCAGCACCTGGCTGAGCTACAGCGGGGCTCGCACGGTAACCCTCGCATGCAGAACGTCTGGAACAAATACAGACGGTTCGAGCCGCAGGCCCTCAAGACGTGCGCGACCCGCGAAGACCGAGTCGCGTTTGAGCAAGCGTGGCTGGATAAACACTTCTGCAAGCCCGACTGCGTGAATCTGGCTAACCACGCCCACGGGGGTGCCTTCACAGACTGGACTCCCGAGATGCTTCAACGCATGTCCGAGGCCCAGACAGGCAAGGTTCGTTCAAAGGCCTCGATCCGCAAACAGGTCGAGTCCTGGCGCCAGAACCCAGAAAATGCTGAAAAGGCCCGACGGCAGATCCGCACGGCTTCGAAGTGCATCACCCCTGAGGGCAGGGCGCGTGCCGGCGAGGCCACCCGCCAGCGCCTTACAGGGGTCAAACAGTCCCCCGAGACCATCGAAAAGCGCCGAAAGAAGCACATCGGCAGAAAGAACACGCCAGAGACGAAGCGGAAGATGAGCGAGTCGGCGAAGAAGCGAGCAGTAGCCCAGCCTACTCAGCACGGCTCTGAAACCCGAGCGAAGATCTCAGCCCAGCAGAAGGGGCGCGTCTGGATCAACAACGGCGAGAGGAACCGCCGAGTGTTCCCCTCCGACATCCCCGCTGAGGGCGGTTGGGTCAGAGGGAAGCTGGGAGCTTGCGGGACAGGCTTGTGGGTCCACCGCTACCAGGGAGAGGAGATCGAGCGCCTCCGGGTCCCCCACGACATGCTTAGGACCAGGCTCGCCGAGGGTTGGGTCAGAGGGACTGGTCCTCAGGTCAGAAGCCGAGTCTGACCGCCAACCAGGCCATGCCCATGAGACCGGAGTGGTAGCGGTGGAAGTGGCCCGCCTGTAGGTCAATCCCCAAGAGTCGACTGAGTGTCTCTCGGTAGGACTCGAAGTCCTCTGCGGAGGACCGGCCTGGACAGATGTTGACGACGAGTAGGAAGTCGCCGAGTCGAGCCTGTTGCCGGCGTGCGAATGCCGCCACGGGGCCCAGGAGCGCTTCCAGGTTCTTCCGGCGCACCACGTACTCACTGTCGAAGACGAGGACTCCTACGTCCCGGAAGAGGTCTTCTTGGAGAAGCAGTGTCTCGAGACGCCCTTGGCGGAACTCAGTAGGGGCGTCCGCGTACAGGACCTCGCACCCAGCCACGACTTCAGGATCAAGATCGACCCCGTGGAAGATCGGACCGTCTGGGGTGATCGCTCCTTCTCGGAGAAGGAGGTCGAGCGTCGGAGCGCCCTTGCCAGCCAGTTCGAGCCACCCGAACCTGAGCTTCCCAGTCGTTCGGGAGCAGAGGATGGGACTCTCTTGGGCGTGCTCGAGAGCCATACGCCGGGTCGATTCCTTGGCGTCGAAACCCTCTGCGGAGAGGCCTGCTCGGGTGAAGTCGGTCTTCATAGACCCGCCTCGGTGAGCAGCTTGGCAAGGGTAGTTCCTCCCGGAAGACCTCTAAGACCCTTGCCCAATGCACCGTTCGCAGCTTGCCAAGTGATGGGGAAGCCGAAGTAGGCGGAAGCATCCCCCGACTTTTTGTTGGGTCGCGTGCCTCCGTGATCCGAAGCGTATTCCTTGGCAGCTTCAATAATCCGAAGTTCCGACAAAGGGGCGGACGTAGATCGGGGCCCTCGTGGAACCCCTGCCTCATCAAGAAGGCGTCCCAAAGAAGTCCCTCCGGGGAGTCCCCGGTGCCCTCTTCTACAAGAAGAGTCTACGGCAACCCAGGTAATGGGGAAGCCGAAGTAGGCGGAAGCATCCCCAGACGCAGCCGAGGGTCGCGTGCCTCCGTGGTCCGAGGCATAGGCCCTCGCATGAGCAACGATCTGAGCGTTGTTCAGCTCCCCCCGACCGCCCCGAAGGAACCCTGACAGAGTCTCCCCCCCAGGGCAACCCCTACGCCCCTCGGATAGACATTGGTTGACTATCTTCCAAGAGACGGGAAAGCCGAAATACTCGGTTGTACCCCCGTCGTAGTAGGTGGGCCACCTTCCGTGCACCGCCCGAAACTTGTTCGCAGCCTCTGAAATGATTTGAGGCGAAAGTTCGTGCGAGGCATCCCACAGCCTCTTCAACGAAGACCCTCCGGGGAGAGAGCGATACCCATTTGAGAGGGCTGAGTCTACGTCGCGCCATGTAATGGGGAAACCGAAGTAGGAGGAAGCGTCTCCCAAACCGACATGAGGCCATCTCCCCCAGTCAGAAGCATAGAGATCCATCGCGGTGATGATCACCCCCCTACTGAGTAAATGGCGGCGACCCAGCCTATCCGCCACCTCCTGCGCGTCCGCTCCGGTCATCTCTGTGTAGAAGGTGTTCAGGACACCGTCGAGGACGGCCACGGTCCGGTCGGAGTAGTCAGCGATGACCGCCCGAAAGATCTCGACGAGGTCCTCGCGCACGGGGTTCTTGGGCAGCTTCTTGAGCTGAGCTGTGATCCGGTCTTCGAGGGCCTGGTCGCCACCCCCGACACGCTCGAGGAGGATCTGGAGGACGGCTTGCTTCTCGAGGCTGCTGAGGTTCTTGACCTCGAGCACCTTCACGATCTCGCTGACCGTTGAGGGGATCCCTGACTTCCGAAGCCGAGCCTCGACCAGGGCGATCTCCTTCAGCATGTGCTGTCGGATGTGGTCTGGGACGACAGCCAGCTGCCGCTCGCGCAAATCCTGAAGGTCATCCTGGTCGGGGTCGTCCAAGGGGACTTTGGGGCGGCGAGACCACGCACGTTCCCACCGGATCCGGTAGGCAGCCCCGAAGGTCTTGCCCACCTCCCAGTCTGCCAGGAAGCAGGCCAGCAGGAAGGCGTGGTCGTGGTGCTGGCGCTCGTACTGCTCGAGAAGATCTTGGGTGACCCGAGAGACCAGGAACGTGAGGGTCGCCTGGTCCCGGTACTCTTCGGGATAGTCCGAGATCCCAGCCTTCGAGCGGAGGGCTCGACCCAGGCGCTGGACGATGAGCCTCATCGAGGCGGGGATGTTGCAGATGTAGACCTGAGAGCAGAGAGGCCAGTCAACGCCCTCGTCAAACCGGCGACACGCGATGATCACATCGACTTGCGAGTCCTCGTAGCGGGTGACGGCCCGTTCCTGCTCGAGGGCAGCGTTGAGGGTCTCCTTGATAGAGGGGGTGTCCCCCACGGCGTTCAAGACTCGGACCCCTGGTGACAGCTGTTCCAGGACCTCCTTCAAGGCATCCGCGAACTCAGCGGACCCCTTGGAGGGGACGTTGATGATCGCCTTTTGCTGTCCGTCGGCAACCCACCGTGTTGCGATCTCAACGAGGGATGAGCCCAGGTCCTTCGGCAACACGTTGCCCGACATCTCCTCGGTGGACTCTGCAGTCGATGTCAGTATGTGGGACTCGACGCGAAGGTTGCGGGGAGCCCACCCAGAGTTCATGTGCTCAGCCAGAGTCCTCGTGTAGACCCTTGCGTAGTTCAGATAGACCTGGGCCCCATCCGTGCGGTACGGGGTCGCCGTCAAGAGGATAGCTGTGCCCATCCTGTCCATCCAGGCCTTCAAGAAGACCGACAGCTCGTTCAGGGGTCGCCCTTCCTTATCAAACATGAGGTGGTGCGCCTCGTCAATGACCAGGATCCGCTCACAAAGATCTTCCGGAAGGGCTTCAATGTCCCACGACGTCAGCTGGGAGTGCGTTGTGGGGAGGAAGGGGCGGGAGGAGGAGCCGGACAGGGCAGTATCGAAATGCCCTCGTTTATCCCCGGTCTCGCGGAGGTCTTCCATGAACCAGGTGGGGTCGATGACGCAGCAAGAGTCCGAGGCGACCCCCGGCTCCATTGGGCGGAACACGTTCATCAGGTGGGTCGGGCGGAAGCCCTCCTCGATTGCGATGAACGGGGTGGCGATGACGGCACCAGGGAAGTGGTGTCGCAGCTTTGCCAGGGTGTACTGAGTGGTGAGCGTTTTTCCCGAGCCCGTGGGCATGGCCAGAACCACGAGATCTTGCCCGTCCATGATCTCGGAGATGCAGAACTTCGCTGCATCATCCTGGTAGTCTCGGAGAACCCGTGTCTCTACGTTCTCTACGTGTGGGCGAGGCTGAAGACTGACCATATACGAGTCCCTCCACCCACATTACGCCTCGGGCTGTGGCGGGGAACCCTCCTGGTCGCAGAAGAGCGCGTGCTCACCCCCGGCAGGGGCTCGGGTCATCGGCCAGCTTGGCAGTGTAGCCTTCGGCAACACCTTCGGCTGATCCGAGGGTAGGGTCTAACCGAGCGGCTCGCCGGACTGCTGGGGCCCGTCGAGGGTCTCGAGGAAAGCCATCGCCTCCGCGATTACGTCGTCTGCCTCGGTGCCTTCTTCCGTGGTCTGCGCATAGGCCAGCTGGTAGAGTTCTCGGTTCCCTGCGTGGCGGATACTGATCACGTGCCGCCCCCGCTTGTCTGACAAAACAAGCGGCATCGCACCCGGACCTTCGGAAATAGAGACCCGTCCTTCCCCGAGAGTAGTCCACAGCAAGGGGGGCAGGCGAGGCCGGAATTGTATGTTCCACCTCAGGTGGCCTTTTCGAGTAGCCTCCAGCACGGCGACGGCCAGGGCATCCTGCTTCTCCAGAAGGGCGCGGGCTTGTGCGAGTGAACTCATTTCGGCTCCTGATCGGGGTAGACCTTCCGAACCACCCTGGACTCAGGTTCTGGCGGCGGGAGTGCGGGTGGCCTCTTGATCTTCCCCGCCTCGTAGAGGGCCTGCTCGCCCAGCACGTAGACCCCGAAGACGGGAACCAGGCCCAGCATCATGAGACCCATCTGGGTAATGGCACTGCGGTCCTTCTTCAGGACCTGGGCGTAGAGGGCGGTGTGCATGACCACATACACAACCAAGAAGAGCCACATGCTGCTCATTTCGGCTCCTTAGAAGAATGCTTTCCAGCCCTGGTTGTTCGCCTTGAGGCCGAGCGGCTTGAGGGCCCTGGCGATCTCGGCGTAGAGCGCGTGCTCGTCGGGGCTGGCGTTCACCATACCGTGGCGGTCGTAGCAGACGAACACGTAGTCGACGACCGCGTCGTTCCACTCGGACTTGGAGATCTCCTCGTGGCGCATCCCGCAGAGGGAGATGTTGCTCGTCTTCCGCGACCAGTGGTCCTCGGGGTCGTAGTCCGGGTTGTCCCGCTTGACCGTGACCTCGATGGTGTCGTGGTCCCCGCCAGGATACTCGCCGACCAGAAGCACGTGTCGCTCGTCGAGGGTTGCACGCAGGACCTCGACCACCTTGTTAGTTTCCCAGCGCATCACTCATCCTCCGCGTGGGTCAGAACCTTGACGGCCTGCTCGCAGGTCTCGCGGGCACGCACCTTCTTCCGAGCGAGGGACTCCGCCATCTCGGGAGCACCCTCGGGAAGGTTCTCCCAGGCACCCTGGATGATATGCAGAGCAATCACCATCTTGGTGAGGTCGTGGAAGGTCAGGCCTGCTCGAAGCCGAGGACCCAAGACCGTTCCGGCCGAACCCAGGAAGGCGTCCTTCATCTGGCGGGACCAGGTCGAACCCATCTGGGCCGACATCCAGTCCTTCACGCAGGCAGGGGGGTCGTCGATGATGTGGCCCAGCTCGAACGCCGAAGCAACCAGCTCAGCCTCATGGGCGATCAGGGTGTAGCGGGTGATAGCGATCATCCGCTTTCCAAGGACGACTTCATCTCGTCCAGCAGGGGGATGGCGCGAGTCATGGCCGCCAGGACTTCCCGGGGGTCGGTGACCTCAGTGGAGTGGCCCGTGAACCGTTCGCTGCGCTTGAACACGCCCACCCGAGGCGATCGCATGGTCCCGTGCGGGGACACTTCCTTGCTGAAGCAGACCACGGTGTCGTTTCCGACCTCGAGGTTGTAGGGGAACTCCAGCGCCCCCTTGCGGGCCATGGAGTAGACGCGGGTGACGAGCACCGGCTCGGCAACCTCGGGGACCTCGACGGCTTCCACGGGGAGGGCAGGATCGGCAGACATGGTAGACTCCTTCGCTTCTCTTACGTCGGGAAGCCAGCCAGGGAAGCTACTGGGCCACCTGGGGCTCTGCGCCTTCAAAGACCACGTCAGCTCGGTTCACCACCTGCATGAACGGGGGCATCGGGCAGACCTCGATGCTGGAACGAGTCACCACCAGGTCGGGGTTCCGACGTGCATCGTGTCTCTCGGGAAGTCCCTCAAGTTCAGCCGGGGTCAGTGTCCGCTCAACCACGACCCTTCGCAAGAACGAACCACGCTTGAAGAAGGCAGGATAGTCGTTCCAGTTGACGCCGACTGCGTGCAGCATGTCCTGCATCTCGGAGCCAGTCTTCTTGTGCATCTGCTTGTGCGAGTAGTAGTGGCGGGTCGCCATAGAGATGGAGTTCTTGGTGGCGTCCAGCTCTCTCCATAGCAATGCGTTGACAGCCTCTTCACGGCTGGGCACTACCCAGGCCCGACTGTCGAAAACAGCCAGCTTGCCCGCCTTCTCCGGGATCGCCTGGAGGACGGCAGCGTTGAAGAACGCAGTCGCCTGGGAGGCAGTGATACTGACCAGCTTCTGCAGCTTCCCTCCGAGCCACGGTTCGGAGTTTGGGCCGTGCGGCGCCAGGACCAGAGTGATCTCATCGCTCTGGGTGTACCCGATGCACGCGCCAGTCTCCTTGACCAGGTGGCGTGTGGTCTCAACCATCAGGTCCGAGAGACGGGAATCGTAGGGACGCTCCAGCCCTCGCGTCCACTTGCTGAAGGTCTTGCCGTCCAGTCGGATGACAACAGGCAGTCCTGGCAAGGCGGTGCGCCCTGCTTCGGCCCTCTCGTACATCTTCATCCGGTCGCCGAGTTTCATGCGGTTCCTCCAGTTTCAGAGTTACCGCTGCTCGGACTCCTACGACCTCTTGAAGATCGCCCCCAGGCTCCTCGGAGTCCTCATCGGCTTCGGAGTGACCGGACCCATGACGAGCATTTCGTTCATCGGCTCGCGGCGTCCGGTGATAGTCCCGGCGACCCGCACCTCGTAGCGAGGGTTCGTTTTCTTGTCCGTGTGGGCGCAGGTCCCAGCCTCCTCATTGCAGGTGGGGCAACGGAACGCCTCAGGGGGCAGCTTGGTCCGATTGATGAATTGACTCATTCTACAGGGCCTCGATCTCGGCCTCGGTGATCTCGCCTCGCGCTGCCTTCAACAGGAGGGCGCGCACCTCCTTTCGGGCCTGCTTGGTGGTGATCATATCGACCCAGCCGTCGCGGGACTGGAGCACGTGAGTGAACCCCACCAGGATGCCGCTCACCACGGAGTACAGGGTCCCGTTCGGGTCCCTGGTCCGGGATGCAGGGTCATCCAGAGGTTCCAGGCTTTCGATACGACGAGGCTGTTGCCGTGTTCGAACGACGACCTCGCCGCAGTCCTGCGCTACTCCAGCGACCTTTTCGGCGGAGAGGAGCGCCGCGTTCAGATCCTCTCCAGTGGTGCCGATCTTAGCGTCGAACCCGGCATCCAGAAGAGCCTTGGCGACCAGAACCGCCACAGTGGTCTTACCCCCGCCCGCTTCCCCTTCTACAGTCACTCGCACAGAGCACCTCCGGGTTCTGTTACCCTTTAGTGAAACTCCTGGCCCTCGTGCGGGGGCGGCTCGTCGGGCCGCTGTGAACAACCCGACGAGCCTAAAGTAACCACCCTCTCGTGACTGAGGAGGAACCTATGCACCCCTATACCCGCCGCACAATCCGCGAAGCCGGAAATCCGCTGTCCTACTCGGTGAGCGTACCTCGGAAGATCTTCCGGAAGAGCGTCTTCTCCTTCTGGTTGAATTCCCAGTCGTTGGCATAGTACACCGCTTCAACCGCCACCAGGTAGAAGTCCATCGTCCCCCAGTGGGTTCGCAGAGTGGTGTACGTCTGCTCGTCGGCGCGACCCGCTCGGACATCGTAGACTGCCAGCCCGATGTGGCTGGGGCATTCGGTAGACGGGGCGGGAACAAAACCGGGACGGGACATAGAGACCTCTGGTGAAGGCTACCGTACCCGACAAGCTGACCCTACCTCATCATCCGCACCACGCCGTTCCCGGGAGGGTGCATCTCAGTCCAGGCAGCGAATGCTTCGGCGTCCTCCCCTTCCAGGGCGATACCGAAGTACACCGTGCAGTCCTCGTTGTCCCGGGTGGTCTCTACGACCCGACCGTCGGCCTGGGCCCAGGTGTGCTGGAACCAGCCCTGCCGCCACGGGTGGTATGCGTAGCCGATCACAATCGCTGACACACTGCCCTCTCTGAAGAGACGCGAGACATTCCAGTGGCACGCGCCGTCATTCCCCCAGAGGAACCTCAGACCGTCCGTGTGGAAGCACCGACCCGTCTCCAGGATCTCCCCCAGGTCTGGGTCGTTGTCGAACTGACCCCAGGGGTCGGTGACCCCCATCCCCGACTCAAGGTCCAGCAGACGGACCTTGAGGGTCCCCACCTGCGCGGGGCTGGGTCGGGACATCTTTCCCCGCCAGTTGCTCCCCTCTCTATCTGCGGATGCCATTCTGCCTCCCACTGAGTTACGTCGGGGGAGGCGCCAGGGAAACCTTAGAACACCTCAGGGTCCAGGGACGCGGTAGCACTCTTCCGGCCCAGTCTTCGCCGAACTGCATAGACCCGTCTCAGGCCTCTGGGACACCTCCGGTCTCCCGGTTTGCGGTGAAATCCAGGCTCTCCATCCTCTGGATTCGAGACTCGACCACACTGGAGATGCTGGTGAAGCCGTAGATGGCGATGAGGTTCTCTGCAGAGCCCAGGATGCTCGAGAGCGCTTCGGGCAGCGTGCCTCGGGACTCGGACCGAATCCCCTCGTGGGACTTGCCCACGCAGCGAGAGAGGCATCCAGCAGCCACGAACAGAGCACCCAGCGTCCGCTGGGACATGTCGGGGGCGGACTGGACCTTGATCCCTTCGGCCTCGGCGAACCCGCAGACCGCCAGGATGACGTCAGCCAACTCCTCGGCCATCTCGACTCGGTTGCCCTCGATAACGGCGAGTTGGACCTCGCTGCACTCCTCGACGACCTGGTGGGCGTTGCGCATGGGGGTCTGGCGGCCGAAGTTCTTCTGGCGCCAGGCGTGCACCCGCTTGCCGATCGCGTCGTAGTTCATCTCAGTCATCCTCCGGGCCTGAGATGATACCCCCGACCCCTGTCGTGACCGACTCGCCCTTCTCGGGGCAACCCTCCTTCTGGCACCTCCCCCTCCTTGTCGTGCATCCCATAGGCGATGAAGACTCCTTCGGGGTGGGGCTCGCCGAGGGTCGGTGATGCGCAGATGACTACAAACTCTGGAAGGAGCTTCTTCCCAGGGTAGGACCCCAGCCACATTCCGGGCCAGATCTGATGTGCGTCCAGATTACTCGGGTGCTTCACTGAAGTCTCCTGACTTGACTGCCTTGAGGAACCGGTTCTGGCGTCGCTCCCGTTCCAGGACCTTCTCCATACGCTCGATTCGGGAATCGGAGTCTGCGATAATCTCGTTGAGCGTCTCGGTCGGAGGGAGCTTCAGGGGCGGCGGGGGAGGCTTGGCAACCGGCTCAGGCAGGGGAGCACCGTGCAGCCACAGGTCCCAGGCTTCCTTGCTCGACAGGTAGTGCCAGGTTCGGCAGCGAGACCCGGGAATCCGAATCTTGTCTCCCACGGACTCACCTCGGTAAACCCGTGGGAGCTTCTCCAGCATCAACCCGGAGAGGGTGGTGGAGACCTGGTTGTGGGCTTCGCCCAGGGCTTCGGCCAGCCAGCGGGCGTCCCGAGGCTCAGTGAGGGCGGCGATCTTCGCCGCTACTCGGTTCCGAAGGTCGGCGGGGGTCGTCCGAGTCGGAGCAGCGAACATTGCCTCCACGGGGGAGGACTTCCTCTGGAAGGGGTCGTTCTCGGCGATGGCCACTACCCAGCGTCCGCCTCGGTGGTTCTGAGGGAGGTCGGCGGGAAAGTTCGGTGGCGGGTCCACTTCCCGATACCAGGCGGGGGTCTGGGTAGTCCCCTTCCCGATTGCGGAGTTTACAGATTCCCGGTTGATGCCTGTTCTCAATGCGGCCAGGCGCACATTGACAGGCCCGTTCTCCTTGATCCACTTCCAGAGCTTGGCTCTCTGTGAGTTGGGGTCTGGGTTCGAAGGAGCCTGTCGTCCAGGGCCTGTACGGATTCTGCTGGTCATGCGGAGACCTCCTGGCGAGGGCTTACCTATCTCATACTCACCTCGGCCCTCTACCGAAGCCGCTGCCCTCGGCGGAGCCACACGTCCAGCATCACCTCTTGGTAAGAGATGCCCTTTTCCGGCATGTCTTCAATGCCGGTGCGGGACCCCTCGCGAGTGCCGGCGATATTGCGGACCCACTGGGTATCTGTAGATGCCTCGCAGCCCACCAGCAACCATGCCTTCCCGTGGTTCCAGGGCTGTTCCCACAGAGGGGTCCCGGACCAGCAGTGAAAGCAGCCTCCCCACAAGGTGCCCTTGCCCTCGCAGAAGAGGCAGGTCGGGTTCGCCTTGTTGGTGACCTTCCCGACCGAAAACTTCACCCCACCGTTGTGCTCGGGTGCTCGGTAGCGTCCGGCTACCTTGACAAAGAGAGGCTGACCTACAGGCTCATAGTCCGCGAAGGTCTGCAGCTCTCGGTGCTTGGACCCCCGGCAGATCACCAGAATGTCTGTGCCTTCTACCGTCTCCCGACCCACAGTGATCCGAGACCCCAGGCCCGACTGCCGGGAGTACACTGGGTCCGCTGCCCTGGAGAAGGGCAGGTCGGGCCAGTATCGAAATCCGGTCGGAGGGAGTAGCATACAACCTTCTACCCGTAGTGCTCAGGCGGTGGTTTCACTATCGTTGCACACACGCGTGGGAAGCGGTCCAGCTAATCGGACACTTTCCGGGCGTCGTTCGCTTGCTTGACCCTCGGGTCCTCAGGACCCAGCCCTCGGCACCACTTTGAGTCGGAAGGAGCCCAGGCTACACGGGCGGTGCTGCGCTTCCCCTTCTTGAGGGCGCGCTCAGCCTTTAGACACTCGCTCTGATTCGCATACGGGCCGAAGACGGCGCGCATCAGCCACGGGCGATGCGTCGAGGTGTAGCGTCCCCCACCCTTGATCTCCCCATTGTGCTGTCTCAGGCGGCGGAGAGGGTCCGTGGTCGCACCGACGTAGTGGAACCCCGGTAGGGGGTTCCCCCGCTTCCCGGTTCGGACTTCGAGGCTCTGGATGACGTAGACCCACCACTCATTCTTGGTCGGGCTCTCAGTCGTCAACGAGCACTCCCGATACTCGTGCTGAGATGTCAAAGCTCGTAGAGGATGACCACACGCTCGCCTTGACTATAGCCAGCGCCGGGATCTTGACGGGAGGACTGAAGGCGATGGGCAACGCACTGGACATCAACACCATCGAGTCGACGAAGTTGTAGGCCCCGGCGAAGAGTGTTCCCCCGACCGTCTCTACCTCGTAGATCCCGTTTTCGGAGGCTGGTGTCTGGGCCTTGACCAAGACGCGGTTGCCCGCTGCCAGGCTGATGCCGTCTACTGTGGAGGGGGCTCCGCCTGCAAGCGTGGCAACGTCTGCCAGGGTGGCAACCCGACACGGGTTCTTGTAGGCAAGACTGAGCTGCTCCCCACTGACGGGCATCTGAACTCCAAAACCTGCGAGGAGTGTTCAGCTGTATAGGGTGTTCAGCTGCCCTCGGTGTCTGCCCAGTCGGCGGCCACCCTTCGGATTACCCTCGCGATGCTTGACACTGCGGAAACAGAACACCCAGCCAAGGCTGCCGTCTCCTTGAAGTTGTGTCCCTCGGAGATGTATCCCACACAGGCCTCCACATCCGTCGGGTTGTGGCCCTCAGACTGGGCCTCCCGGATAATGCGGGGGATCAGAGTCCTCTGGGCCGCTCTGAGCTCTGCTGCTCCTTCTTGCCGAGGCTCGCAGGTCACCAGGTCCGCTTCGGCTACGTCCAGGATTTCCCCGTCGTGAGTGCGTACACCGAAGCTCTCGTTCCGAGAGAGTCTGGAGTAGCGGCGACGGTAGTTGGAGAGGATGCAGCCCGCGACCATGTGGATGTAGTGTCCGAAGGAACTCTTGCGGGGGTCGAAGGGACACTTCCCACTGTTGCGGATCAGGAGCCCCTTGCAAAGCTCCTGGAACACGTCCTCGGGATCGTACCCCATTCGAAAGACCCGAGCGCAGAAGCCTGCGAAGAAGATCTTCCGAACCTCCATGTACCTCCGATCGAGATCAATGCCCAGGGGCACATGGACAGTGAGAACGTCTGGGATCACCGGGGGTGCAGCCCGCTTGGTGATGGTCACTTGATTCTTCGGGTCGGACCGGAAGAGGGTCAGTGTGTCCAGAGCTGGGTATTGCACCCGACGATAGCGTCCCTGGCGGAAGTACCGGTCGAACGTGAGATGGGGGTCGTAAGCAGTAGGCAGTGCGTCTGGGTCCCTATTCACCAGAGCGATGATCGCCCGCTTCGCATTGGGGTACTTCCGAGTCCCCTGCGGCCAGTCTACCAGAACCCCCGCAGGGACCCTGGTGACACGGTGGCCGCCGTGTTCTGTTCGCGCGAAAAGGGTTGCCTGCTGCATCCTAAAGACCCCTTGATTTGGTACTTGAGGGAAAAGTAACTTGCAAGAGGGCGTGCGCGCCCTCTAAACTTGGTTTTACCGCGTAGGTTGGAGCTCAAGGTAGCGATTTCGTACCTCGGAGTCGGAAAGACCCACGCCGAAGATGTCCTTGCTCTCGAGTTTTTGGGCCCGCCGTGCAATGTTCATTGTCATGTAGGTGCCAGACCGCTCCTGGCCTGTCCAGAAAGACGCCATGGTGTCGGAAAGTTCAACCATGCGTGTATTGCGGGCACGGTAGCTGGACCCAGCGGGCATGCGCTGCACCTCATGTGCTGTATCGGCGACGCTGGGGTCCGTAGCCTTCAGGTTTCCCGGAAACACCACCGTGCGGCGTACTTCCGGGAAATGATCCGCGAACCAGTGGTGCACATACGCATCCACGCCGACGCAAGCGCCCGTGACTATGCCTGTAGGCTTGTGTCGCTCTACCAGGGTCGCCAGATCTCCGTCGATGCGGTCGCGGCTGGTCGCCGGCAAAGCTCGACTGGTTCCGGTGAACCCCAGTACTGCCACTGCACTCTCCGTCATGGCTTACGTCTGGAGAATGCTCCCCGAACCCCCTTGGACCAAACTTTTCTGCGAGCCCCGGTTCTCAGCCTTGAGAATGGGGGGCGTCGGCGCGGATCTTCTCGGCCAGGTCGGCGAATCCTGCGGCCTCCCAGTGCTCCGCGCAGTAGCAGCCCAGGGTAGCCCCGAGCTTCATCTGGACACCGGCCAGTCCTACCGGACGAGCGATGAGACGTTCGACCCCAGGCTGGGTGCACCGGGCATCTGGGTCGCGGGGATCTCTCCCGGCGTGACACTGGTGGACACCTTCCCCGGTGTAGCCGCAGCGGCAGGGAGAATGAGGGGAGCAAAGGCTCACAGTGAAACCCCCGGAATGGTGAAGTCGCCGGAGAGACCGCTCAGGCCGGTCTGGTCCTTCGTGAAACGGTATCCGAAGCCCTCACGCTCTCGAGTGAGTCTGATCACCCGATCGGCCAAGTAGTCAAAGACACGTTGACCCCTACCCAGGGCGACGATAGAAACGGAGGACATCGAGGCCCGAAGAGTGTTCAGGGTTCTCTCCCAGTCAGCACCAATGTGCTCTTCATGGGTGGTGCAGCGATGTATGTCGTCCAGAATCAGCAGCCCGAAGGGGTGTCGGTTCAAGAAGGAGAGCGCAACATCTCGGATCTGGTGTAACTGTGCTGACTGCACCAGAGCGAAGTTGCCGCCCGGTTTGATGCCCATGTGCCCCATTAGGTATGCAGAGGCCACCCTTTCGGGGTCCACGTAGCACACTGGGAGGCCCGCCGACAAGGCGAGGCTGGCTGCCCGCAGGGCGAAGGAGGTCTTGCCCGAACCAGGGCTGCCCGTCACGTGTGTCAGGTGGCCGAACTGCAGGGTGCTTTGAACAAGTTCTTCCAGGGTGAGGGGAGGGATTGTCACGCACTCTCCCAGCGGGACCGCTCGAGCATCTTGCGGTTGTCGGTCCAGTCATCCAGGTATGAGTAGCACCACCCGTGCTCGCCCATCCGGTCAAGGGCATCTACAGCCTCGGGAATCTCCACGCCCATGTAGGCGACGCTGTCTGCCATCTGGCCGAAGGCAGCACAGTCAGCCCATTGCTGGGGAACCTTGCGGTCAGCCAGCGGTCCGTCCTCCTTCATGAGACGCCAGGTCAAGTCGACCACCTTCCCAGAGGGGGTCACGACCCAGGCATGGTGCACGGGAATGATGCGAGTTGCGAAACCCTCGAAGTAGCGAAGCTCGCCCCCGGAGATGGCCGCCAGTCGCTGGGCGTTGTAGAAGCACTCCTTCATCTCGAACTGGAGGCCCGACCCGACCCGGTCGACCGTTTCACATTCCGCTTCGGAAAGAGACTCACCCGGCGCGGGGAACAGGGTCCCGTGCTCAAGCACCAGCTCATGCATGTTGAGCATGTCCGGGTGGCTTCCCATCCCGCTGATCATCCCCGAGACCTGCTCCAGGTAGCTCTTCAGGCCAGCTGCGGCGTCGCTCATGATGTGGGTCCTCCCTTTGGTTACGTCTTGTTCAGGCGGAAGAGCTTCGAGAACTTGTGGTTCCGGCGCTCCTCGTGGAGGGGGAACGTCCAGTCCTCGAGGAGGCAAAGCGGGTGACCCAGGGCAGGGATGAGTAGTCTCACGAGCGACCTCCCAGCCGGGTCCACATCTCGTCAACGGTGAGGATCTCAACGCCGAGGTCCAGCGCGTTCTTCACCTTGCCCGTCGTCTTGGCGGGCTTGCCGTTCACCAGGAGGGTGGTGTTCCGGCTGACACCGGAGGCGATGCGTCCGCCCTCGGCCACGATCTTCGCGGCCATGTCCGCGTCGCGGAAGTTGGTCATGCAGACCGCCTGGCCGGTCATCGAGGAGCCAGTCGCGGCTACCTTGACGGGCTTGATGATCTGGACGCCCGAGGCCAGGATGTGGAGCATCAGGGGCTTGCGCTCCTCGAACCCGGCGCGGAAGGCAGCCGCCCGCCCGGCACCGAAGCCCGGCACCGAAGCCATCTCCGCCTCGGTGACCGAGGCCAGCTTGTTGAGGTCGTCGTAGCCCGCGTCCACCAGGAGGCTGACCATCTTGCGTCCGACCAGGTTGATGCCCAGCGAGCCGACGAAGAGGTCAACCGGCATGGTGCGGGAGTTGTTCAGCGAGGCGATGACGCGCTTGGCGTTGCCCCCGAACCGACGCCCGTCGATTTCGAAGTTCGCCAGCTCAGTCTCGTCGAGTCCGTACAGCCCCGCGATGTCCGAGATCACACCCGCTTCCACCAGGGCGCGGACCAGGGCCTCTCCGAGGTGGAGGATGTTCACCTTCTCGACCCAGCGGAGGATCATCCCGATGACGCGAGCCCCGCAGTCGGGACCGTAGCACATCAAGTACTCACCCTCAGCCCCGGTGAGGCCCTTGCACATCTCCAGGGTGTAGCCGCAAGTGGGGCAGCTGGTCGGGGTGGTGAACGGGGTTCCGCCCGCCGAGGACAGCACGCTGGCCACGCGGGGGATCACGTCGTTCTGTCGCGCTGCCTCGATGAGGTCGCCGGGGTAGAGGTGGGGCACCCCGGCGTCCTGGGCCAGGCCCTCAACGTAGGCCACGTTGTAGAGGGAGGCGCGGGACACCATGGCTCCGGCCAGCTCAACCGGGTCGAACTCAGCCACGGGGGTGATGCGCCCGGAGTTGCCGACCTGCCACACGATGTTGCGCAGGGTGCTGGCCTTGGACTCGTGAGGGAACTTCACCGCGACAGCGGCGCGAGGGCGCAAGCTGTGCGTCCCGTAGGACTCACGCTTGTCCGTGTCGTTGATCTCGACCACCCAGCCGTCGATGTCGTAGTCCAGCGCGGCACGGTCGCCCTTGATGTAGGCTTCGCGGAGCGCGATAAGGGACTGCGCCGTGACCAGACGAGAGTTGGGGACTCGGAAGCCCTGGCTCACGAGGTCAGCCAGCTCACCCGCCCGGTCGCCGCAGGGGTGCTTCTCCAGGGTGAGGTTGTAGGCGATGACCGTGAGGTGCTTCGCCTTCTGCCAGTTGGACTGACGCTTCGCCGTGCCGCTGGCCGTGTTGCGGGTGTTCGACTCGCCGGGGAAGTGGGCCGCGAAGTCCGACTTGAGACACATGATCTCGGCGCGGACGTAGGCCATGCCGACCCAGGCGGTGCGCTGGGGCACTCCCTGCATCACCCGGACGTTGCGAGTGATGTCCTCGCCGACTTCGCCGTCGCCGCGAGTCTCAGCGCGCTCCAGGAGTCCGTCGTTGTAGGTGAGCAGCACCGAGATGCCGTCGAGCTTCTCGGTGGCGAGGAGCTGAACGATCCCGTAGGTGGCTGCCCACTTCAGAAAGGCGGCGTCGTCCTGCGCCTTGTCCAGCGATCCCATGGGGATGGGGTGCGCGACCTTTGCCCAGCCGGAATCAGCGGGAGCCCCGACCTTGGTCAGCGCGGGGTGAACCGGGTCCAGAGAACGGAGCTGGTCCTCAAGGGCGTCGTACTGGGCGTCCGACAGAATCGGCGCTCCGCCCCCGTAGTATGAGGCGCTGGCAGCGATGAGGCGCACGCCAAGCGCGTCGGCAGTCTGATTACTCATGGGGTATCTCTCCTACACTTCGATTACGTCGGCTGGGGCGCGGGGGAACCCTCCAAAATCCGTATTCAAGGGCGCTCGGGTCCGTCCTCGGGGTTCAGTACTCCCACTCGTCATCGCTCTCGCCGCCGAGCCGCTGGGAATCCAGGAGGTCATCCCCCACATCCGCCCGGTGAGCGGAGAGCTTGCGCAGGCGCTCCTGGAGGGGCTCCATATCCGCCAGGATTTCAGCTTCGGTCCTCATAATCCTCTCCTCGCAAAAGACGCTCGGCCTGGTTCTGGGTTAGGGTCTCCCGGAAAAGCTCCAGAAAGCGCTGGGAGTTCTCCCCCCAGATCTTCAATCCCAAGAAGAAGACAGACCCGTCCTTCTCGGCTTCCACGAGATACTGCTCCCCGGCCTTGAGTTGACCTATACGTTCTTCTGCAGTGGTGTTCCAGGCGAAAACCTTCACGCTTCCCCCACGGGAAGGACCTGGGCCAGGATCTGGTCCGCGTCCAGGGTATCGTCACTGAACTGAAGCTCAAGGGCTTCGGCCAGGATCTTCCCGAACAGGGGACCCGGCTTCAGGCCAGCCTTGATCAGGTCTCGGCCCTGGACCTTCGGCTGGACCGCCGAGTTGTCCGCGTCGAACTTCTCGGCCCAGTCGAAGATCCGGCTGGAGGACTCGTGCTCCCAGTTGGGCGAACCCGAGGCCAGCGACCGGGAACCGTCGGGCACCGAAGCACACGAGTCACACTGGCACATCCGGCCGATGAGGCGAAGGTCGCCCCCGGCCAGCTCCATGCCTCGAGCCAGGCGGGCGTATCCGCCCTTGCCTGCGTTTCCGGCACGCAGCGACCAGGGTCGCATGTGCATACCGACGATGCCTCGCACCAGGTTGATCAGCTTGGTGTTGTTCGTGAGTCGACGTAGGAACGTCTCCGACGGGTCCATGCCCGCCACGTCGTGCCCGTATGCCGTCCAGAGCATGTCCTCCGGCTGCTTGCCGTTCTCTTCCGCCAGCTTCTTGACCCGAGGGTCCTGCGCGGCGATCATCTCGGGCGTGATCGTCTTCTCCGGCTTGCCCATGTCGTGCAGAAACACGCCGAACGCGAAGGCCGTGCGCTGGTGTTCCGGGATCTCATCTCGGATTTCGGCCATGGCGTCGGCGGCCAGGCAGGCGTGCGTCCAGACGTTTCCCTCGGGGTGCCACTCGGGGTGCTGGTCCGTCTCCCGCAGAGCGTTCAGCTCGGGGAACATCTCGATGAGACCGGAGTCAACCAGGAAGTGCAGTCCCACCGAGGGACGCTCTGCCTTGAGGAGGAGCTTCTCAAACTCGGGGAGCAGACGCTCATGAGGCTCGAACGTCAGGGCCTCCCGCAGTCCCCGGATGAGGGTCATCGTCGCGGGGTCCACCGTCTTCGCCTTGCGAGCCAGCAGCTGCATTGCACGGAGAGCCCGCACAGGGTCCTGGGTGAACAGCTCAGCGTCCGTCGCACGGAGGATGCCCGCAGCGAGGTCAGCTTCACCGCCGAAGGGATCCTCCAGGGCTCCGGTGTCCAGGTTCACGGCCATTGCGTTGAGGGTGAAGTCCCGACGCCGTGCGGCTTCGGCCACGGTCATCGTGGGGTCCATCGCCGTCTGGAACTCGGGGTGGCTCGCACCGACATGGTTCGACGTACAGGGGACGTTGACGTCAACGTCGAACCCGTCGACCGTGATCTTGATGATCCCGAAGGACTTCCCGACCGTCTTGGGGTTGAGGTCCGCGAACAGCGTCTCCAGACGAGAGTAGCCCAGACCGAAGACCTCGAGGTCCCAGTCCTTCGGCTCCCGACCCTGAATGAGGTCGATGACCGCGCCTCCGACCAGCATGGCCGTTCCGCCTGCGCCCTTGACGCGGCGAACGAGCTGGCGGACGGGTCCGGGGATGCGATGGATCTCGATGCTGGTCATGCTTTCCTCTCGGAGGGTCTTACGTCGCGGGCTGCGTGAGGGAACCCGGTTCAGTCAAGGGGGATGACTTCGTCGCCGTGCCACGGACACCTCAAAGGCAAGGGCTCCCAGAACTTACGTCCCGTCTTCACCAGGGGAAGCCTCGGTCTTGAACACCAGGCGCACAGTCTGCTTCCGCCCCTTGTTGTTCACACGAACGACCATCTCGGCGTCCTCGGGAATCTTCATGCCGTCCAGGAGAAGACTCCGGCGGAGATGCTTCTCGATCTCCGCCCACTCAAGTACCACTTGCATCCCCTACCTCCAGCTTCAGCATCTGGGCGACCTCTCGGGCCAGGAGTTCACCTTCGTCGTAGTCCTGTTCCGGGAACAGGAAGTCTCGTCGAGTGGCCTGGGTTCCGTCCGGGTAGAACCGTCCGTGCTCGTCTATGTTGGTCGGTTGCTCAACTCCCGGAGCGCCCCCGTGGGAGAGTCTCTGAACCTCCACGCATGCTGCAAGTAGCAACTGTCGTGCGATTCTGCTACTCGGCATACGGGTTCTCTTCGTCGAAGACCTTCAGCCACTCCTCCCACGCAGCCAGGACTTGTTCAGCAGACCAGGGTTCCACTGCCACGAGTTCCCAATCAACTTCGTAGTCGTACTCGTCCCCGTAGCAGGTCGACATAAAGGTCATGTCAATCAGGAAGGGCTGTCCGGGAGCGATGCCCATCTGAAGGAACTCGGCTACCAGAGCCTCGGTGTCGTGCGAAGCCTTCCCGGTGAACATGTAGTTGAGCAGATCCTCGTTCACCCACTCCCACCACGGAGGGACAGGCCCGTCGCAGTCCAGGTGCAGGTGCAGCGAGTCCTCGAAGGCCTCAGGCACCATCCAGAAGCGTCCCGTGCCTCGTGTCCAGATAGCTCGCCCATCAGGGGAGGCCACTGGGTGAGAAGGCCACGGAGGGCTTTCGGGCCGAACAGGCTCCTCCATCTGGAAGATACCGCGCAGTGTGCTCATGTCATTGCCTCCGAAGTTGCAGGGGGACGACCCCTTGTCCGTAGTGACCCTTGTTCGGGGGCTCTCCGGCCAGGACCGCGTAGACCACGAGCATGTCGTCATGGCGGCGCTTGTACCACATCCCTCGGGTGACGCGCTCCTCGTGGCGCCCACTCATCCCGGTGATCTCGGCTGCACCCGAGTTGAGAAGCTCACCGGTGCGCATGTCGTAGTAGGCGAGCCAACGCCGATCTTCGGGCTCAGCCATGGTCCTTACCCTCGTGCAGTGCCAGGACAGCCTCGGTCCGGGCGTAGACCTCGTCGGGGTCCATCTCCCGGAGAAGCTCCTTCATTCCGAACCGCATCGCCAGGTTCCGAATGAGCTGTGTCTTGGACGCACAGCTGACAGCGGGGTCGGGCAGAAGCGGGTGCTCGTAGTTGAGGACCTCCTCCCCGCCCTCGGATCGGCGGATCGCTCCCCGCAGTTCTCCTGGCGACAGAATGAACGGTCTTCCTCTCTCCGGGGTCGTGAGGATGAAGCTCAGGAGACGGGTCAGGGCGTTCTGCTTGTCCCCGGTGAGTCCGTCGCCCAGGACGATCTCGAGGTCGATAATGGGGTTGCTCATGACCTACTCCAGCTTAATGAGGTTGATGAGGCCGAGCTGCCCAGGCCCTCCCTGGCGGAATGACACCTCGTACTCGCGACACAGGGTCGTGAGGTAGCTGGCCAGAGCCTCCACGCTGCAGACCCACTCCCCGTCTTTCTGCAGGCAGCCTGGAAAGGGTTGGGACTCGGGCTTCTGGCCGACGCGGTTTCGAATCTTGAAGAGGACAGGTGTCATGAGGTTCCCTGCGGGAGTCGCTTGTGTTACGTCCGGGATGGGTCGGGGAAACCCTGTGTGTCAGCGAGGCTCGTCATCGTCGTAGCACGACCCTTCATCGGAGTAGATGGTTGCCCCGTCCCGGGAGTAGTGCATGCCGAAGGTCCGGCCCCACATCCGGTCCACCGAGGAAGGACCGCGCCAGCCGCCAGGCCGCACGTTCGGGGCCCGCCCCCCACTGTAGACCTCGGTGTCGCCGTTCGGGTCTCGGGCGAACACGGCGTAGTTGTACACAGGGTAGCCGTTGGAGCGGTTCACGGAGCCGAGGATGCGCCAGCCCGTCCACGTGACTCCCGGCTCTACCTTGAGAAGCTCCACGAGCCAGGCAAGCACGTGCTCGTGCGAGGACGTGCGGAGGTATTCCTCCAGACCCATGCGTTCGGGCAGGTGCTTCTTGTTGACAGCGCTGGAGTGCTCGTGGTCCCAGGACCAGACACGATCTGAGTCAGCCGAGTGCAGCTTCTCCTCGTCGGTGTACTCCAGGGGGAAGTTGCTCTGGGCGATGTACATGTAGTTGGCCTTGCCGAACGACCCCATGTTCCCGGGGCGGTAGGGCTCGGCGATCATCACGATGGGCATGAGCTACTCCTCCTCTTCGTTTACAAGGGCGGGCAGGGTGTCCTTGACCATGCGCCAGAAACTGGGGCACTCCTTGGCAACCCACCCTCGGAAGTACGCCGAGGTCACCAGGCCCTGCCAGAACAGGTCGTAGACCATACGCTCGGCGGTGCTTCCGACGACCTCGTGCTTGCACAGAGCCCCGCACATGACGATGCTGAAGTACTCAGGGAAGTCGGTGCCCTTCCCGTACTTGAAGTTCACGGTGGGGCTTCGCGGCCCGTCGACTCGGACCCGAATGAAGTTCTCGTCCAGGAGGATCAGAGTGTCCTCGGCTCGCAGGTAGAAGCTGCCCCAGGTCAGGTGGGGGTCCGTGTTAGGGACAAGCTTCCACCGACGCTTCTCGAGGATGGACCCTGAAATCGAGCCCGGAGTGTCAGGCTCCGTCTTGACCTCAAGATTCGTCAGCCAGTGCTCGCGGTGTATGTCGCTCATGGGGATTCTCCTACAGAACACTTACGTCGGTCCGGAGCCGAGGGAACCCCCAGGGCTTAGTCCCTCTCCAGAAGAACGTCGACGGCCTCGCTGAGTCCGGGAAACAGGGGCTCGGGGAGGTCGCTCAAAGGGAACCACTCCCACTTCTCACACTTGTGGGGTTCCATGACCTTCGGAACACCCGCCCACTGGTAGTCGTGGGACACGTGGTAAAGGGTGACACCACGGGCTTCGATCTCGGGATGGTCCTCGGTCGTCCAGTGGAACTGCTGCGCCTTGTGGACTGTGAGGCCTGCTTCCTCGAGAGCCTCGCGCTGGCATGTCACCAGAGTGGACTGGTCAGGACGATCTATCCATCCGCCGGGGAAGGACCAGTGGCCCGCTCGGTGAGCCCCCTTCCGCTTCCCCAGGAGGATCTCGCGCTTCTCGTTCAGCACGATGAGGGCTACACCCACACCAACGTCGTTCGGTCTCGGCATGGCAGCCTCCTGCAGGGATGTTACCTTCCTGCGGGTCTCCGAGCCTCTTCGGTAGGTTCCCTATGCCCGGGATCGAGTCATGGGAAAACTCGTAAGTGCCTACTTCTCGCCGGATCGGGGTTGCGACGATGTCGTAATCGGGTTCATTGACCACTGCGATACTTTTCTGGACGTGGCGATCTATTCGCTGACGCACGACCCGATTGCGGACGCTTTCATCCGGGCGCACCAGCGCGGGTGCAAGGTTCGTGTCCTGATGGACAAGTCCCAGGCGGGGAACAGGTACGCTGACGACGAGAAGCTCGAGGCTGCCGGGATTGAAGTGCGCCGGGACCACCAGAAGGGGGTCATGCACAACAAGTTCCTCATCGGGCCCGCACGGAAGCGAGGCAAGGCAGTCCTCACGGGCTCGTACAACTTCACCAAGAACGCAACGTACAGCAACACCGAGAACTTCGTGGTCCTCCGGTTGCAGTACATCGCGAATGAGTACCAGACTGAGTTCGACCGTCTCTGGGTGGCCGACGCCCCCCTGGAGACCGACTGAACACGGTGCTGCTAACATCCCATCCGACAGGTGACTAACATGGCACGACCCACCATTCGCAAGGGCAGTAAGGGACAAGACGTCACCGACTGCCAGAACCTCCTTCTCAAGCACGGCCACGCCCTGGGCAAGTACGGGGCTGACGGCGACTTCGGCAGCAGCACGCACAATGCTGTCATGCAGTTCCAGGCCTCCCGGAACCTCAGTGCGGACGGCATCGTCGGCAAGAACACCTGGAAGCAACTCGAAGGCTCGTCCAACTCGAAGGCTCAGGACATCGGCGACGACGCTGGGGTCTCTTCTGCGAAGGAGAAGCTCGCAGCCAAGATCCCTGCAGGGATCGGCGAGCAGCGCACCAAGGCTCTGAAGCACGCAGTCTCCTTCCTGGGCGCGGACGAGATCCCGGACGGCTCCAACTGGGGTGCTGAGATTCAGCCCGTGGTCGAGGGCTACAACGAGTTCTGGGGTGTGAGCACCGCGCAGTACGGACGCATGGCCTGGTGTGCGATGTTCTGCTCCACCTGCATCGCCGTGGGGAGCGGCGGGGGCACTCTGTCCAAGGACATGGACTGGACCAAGGCTCCTATGAAGAAGTTCTTCGGAGGCGCCAGCCAGTACGAAGACTGGGGCAAGAAGAACGGCATGTGGGTGGAAGAGACCCAGGCTGCTCCCGCAGGCTCCGTCTTCAGCATGGCTCGCGGCGGGTCAAACTCCGACCCCGCGCAGACCGCGAAGGCCGGTCACGTCGGGATGGTCGTCTGCGACAACGGCAACGGGACGGTCACGACCATCGAGGGGAACGTCAGCAACGGCTGCCGCTCCTACACCCGCAAGAAGGCGGACCTCCACGGCTTCATCCAGTGGTGGAAGTAAATAGTCCTGCTATCCCACGGTAGAGCTACCTTCTACGGAGTCTCCCCGATGCCCAAGTCTCTCACTGCTTCAGATCGTTCCTCTCTCATCAAGCTGGCCCACTCCCTGGAGAAGGGGAGCGAGGAGAGGAAGGCGATCCTGGCTGGGCTCAAGAAGCTCGGAGGGGCCGGATCCTACCCTGAGTGGAATAGCGATCGGGAACGGTGGGACAAACGTGGGTGGAAGCTGGTCTGGGAATCGGAAGACCTTGCGTGGATGCAACGCGGGGTTTTGATCATCTACAACCAGATGGGTTGGAGTCCCCGAGTATGGGAATACCACCAGCCGGTGTCTGGGAATGCCCAGGCTGTTAAGATTGTAGAGGACGCTCTTGAAAAGGCCCGGTGGAATACTGAAAAGTTGGATCCCTCGGAGTGGGAACAAGTTCTGTTCTGAGCTTACGGCTCCAACGAGCCCTCGGCAGCCGGGGGCTCCCAAGCGCCCCTGTAGGCTCCCTCGTCCAGGACGGCAGGCTTCGTCTTGCCGCACTTGTAGCAAGAGCTGGTGTAGTAGTTCCCCTGCACCTTCGTCTTGAGCTTCTTCTTGCCTCCGCAAGAGTAGCAGTCAGATTTGAAGATGTAGGTCACGCCTCCTCCGTAGGTGTTACGTCCGAAGGTGGCGCGAGGAAGCTACCTCCCCGGTAGGTCTGCCTTCTACGGAGTCTCCTCATGTCCAAGTCTCTCACTGCCTCAGATCGCTCTGCCCTCATCAAGCTGGCCCACTCCTTGGAGAAGGGCTCGGACGAGAGGAAGGCGATCCTGGCTGGCTTGAAGAAGGCTTCGTTTGCAGCCACCCGACCCCCTACTTCCGAGGAGATGGAGGACCTTGGACCCAAGGCTCGCCGCGCTCTGGAAAGCTATCTGGGACGCAACTTCCGGATCACGAACGATCCGCGAAACGCCGATCAGGTTGACTTCGTTGAGGACAACCCCAGGGCTCCCGGCTCCTTCAAGGAAGATGGGGTGGTGTGGACCTTCGGCAGCGACATGGATTCAGGTAAGAGCGCAGTCCAGGCTGAGTCCAAGGTCGGATACGGCACCTGGTACTTCCTGGAGCGGTAGTCTACGCCCACAAAGCGTCTACACCGCCTCGCAGGTAGCTCTTCGCTGAGGTCTTCTTCCCGGTGACGTGGTCTACGACCTGACCCGCTTGTAGACGGATTGTGCGACGCTTGTCTGCACGCTGTCCGCTACCCACCTGGCCCTTTCGCTTCTTGTTGTGGGCCTTGCTCCGTTTCTGAGCCTCGGCCTCCTGCAAACGGATGCGAAGTAGCGTAAGAGCCGACTCCCGGTTCTGGTTCTGGGAGCGCTCCGACTCGACGCGGATCATGATGCCGCTCGGTTTGTGTGTTAGCTGCACTGCCGAGTCGGTTGTGTTCCGGTGTTGCCCTCCCGCACCCGAGCCCCGACAGGTCTTCACCTCGAGGTCCTTCGAGTGAATACGCACCTCAGACTCCGCAGGCTCCTGCAACACAGCCACCGTGATAGTGGAGGTGTGAACACGACCGCGTTTCTCGGTAGGAGGCACCCGTTGCCAGCGGTGCCCTCCGGCTTCATGTCGAAATGCCCGCGCAGCGTCCTTGCCTGTAACCTTGAAGGCGAGGTAGCCGGGGCGGTCGTCTAAGACCTGGAGAGAGAAGTCAAAGGGACCCCCGAGCCTCGAACTTGCGGTACACGTTGAACTGCTCGTAGACGAGCTGCTTTGCGTCCTGACCGCCTTCGGCGGCTCGGATTTCGACAATAGTGGTCATTAGAGCACCTGTTGCTCGAGTTGCCGGGGCGAAGACTAAGGAGGGTGGCTGGACCCCTTTAGTTGTTTTCCTCTGAGTTCGGACCCCCAAGACGCAAAGCCCTGAAGAGAAGTTCCCAGAGCTCGGCTGGGATAGGTTCCCCTCGGGCAACGCGGCCCAGGACGTAGATCAGAGTCTCTCTACCAGCAGGGAGGTTGAGATTCCTCTTCTCAACCCAGTCTGCCACAGAAGAAGCCTGCATGCGGCACCTCCGCCCCTATGATAAGGCGGAAACCCTACAGAGTAAACTCTTCCCCGACTTTTATTTCGGGCGGGCTTTTCCGACCGCGACTATCGGGAGTATTACTCCCGGTCAGCTTCAGCAGCCTTCCGCTCAGTGATGACCTGGGCGCGAAGTGTCTTCAACGCCTCCTGCGCAGCGGTTGCCGCCTTCCGAACACGGGTGCCCGGAGCCCCAACCTTGCCCTTGTCGCACTTCTCTGCGTCGGCGCGAGCCTCGGTGAGCTGGGCGATGATGGAGTCCAGGGATTCTGAGATTGACATGGGTTCCTCATGATTCGCCCGCTGAATCGCGGGCCGCGATGTGTTTGATGGCTTCGGCTATCTGGTCTTGGGTTTCAAGAAGCTCCCGAAGCCCCATAGAACGAATACCCGAGAAGACCCTTTCGCTAAACACCAGGACGAAAGTTTTGCTGTCCCCGGTGAACTCGCCGAGAGAGTTCACTACTGCCCGAATGTCGCTATCGCGGGCCGAGTCCTTGACAGTGATAACCATCAGGTCTCCCTGAACCAGCCGCTGCTTGAGAGTGTCTACTATGATAGACGGATTCCGGTCTGGCATGAACGGGCCTTCTTGAATGCGTGACGCAGCGCCTTCCGGTCTCGGTAGTCCGAGATCATGCCTGCGGCCAGAAGTTCCTCCTGCATGAGCATGAGGTACTTGAACGAGACGCCGTCTGGGGCTTCAACTGGGATGTCACCCCTGGCCGACACCGCTGTGTCGCGATTGGTGATGTCGTCGGGCGCTGCCGCGAACTGGGTGATCTGGGTCTCCAGGTAGAAGCCCTTCTCGGGATGCGGAAAGGCCATCACTGGGCAGTCCACGTGTGTAACCATAGCCAGCGACTGCTGGGAGAGATGCCTGGAGAACTCAGCCAGGTCTGCGTTGATGGTGTCCTGGAGTTCCCCTGCAGCCATGTAGAAGGCGATGTGCGGATCCTCTCCTGGGGCTACCGGGCAGTTCACCTGGTAGGTGTATGCCTGTCCTGTAGGGCACCAGGTGTCGTCGGGAGGGGGAGCACTCACCACTACCTCGTCCCGTCTAAGGTAGGGGGCTGGACGCCGACCCCTTCGAGGGTTGCGCAAGTGAAGGACAGAGACCGTGTCCCCACTAACCCTTGATGCCTCCACCTTGCTTAGAAAGCTGGCGCGACCCTGACTCGCCAGTCGAGCCCCCGTGCCCGGAGCGAACACGTAGTGCTCGGGGCCGAAGAGACTCACGTCTGAAGTGAACAACCCGGAAGGGTTCACCGCAGCGACCGCTCCCCCGATGCCCAGTAGCTGAAGAAAGCCTCTTCGGGTGGTGTCCATTTTCTCTCCTTCCACCACTCTACCCTACCGGGCGGGGTTCGGGTCCTTCCGGATGTCTGCGGCGTAGCGGAGACACGCCTTTCCGAGCTTCTCCAGCTCGGCGGCGGTCATGCAGTTGTCCTTCCCTCGGACGGTCAACAGTGCAGTGCGGGGATACTCGTCGCTCTGGGAACGGGAACACAATGTCAGCATGAGACTGCCTTCCCCCTCCGCGAAGTCAATCGACAGGTTCTTCGCCATCGGCCTTCTCCCCGTGGTTGTGCAGGTCGTCCTCGACACGCACCAGGTTGTCCATGTGGGCCAGCCGTGCCAGGTCGTTGGCCAGGGCGCGCACGTGCAAGATCATGTGCTGCATCTCATGGTAGGTCTCGGGAGGTCGCAAGGACTTGTTGTCCTCGCCGCGACGCATCTTCTCCAGATCGCGTACAGCCAGGTTGAAGGCGAAGGTCTCCTTCCCCCAGAGAGCCTCCATGTACGCAACCTGCTCATCCTGGAACTCTTCCTCCGTCCGAATGCGGTGGGCGTCCAGGGACACGATCTTGTTGCTTGCGTCGGGCAACGGGGCGTCCGGTACGCCCCCCTTGTGCATCTTCTCGTAGAGATCGGGGAGAAGGATGGACACTGCAGTGAGAAGCGAGGACTGAGCTTCAGCCAGTCTTCCCAGGTCCACGGCCACGGGGGCCCCGAAGGGCTCGCTGCCTTCGGTGTCCGGGATGTCGTCGGACGGGGTGTCGTAGCGTCGGCTCCACATCTCAGTGAGGGCGCAAAACGCTCGGGTCAGGTTCTCCCGCAGTCGGGTGTTGCTGTCCGCATCCCGGGCTGTATGTAGAGCGGAGGCCAGAGCACATCCTTGCCGATGTCCTACATCATCCTTGGTGTCCTCGTGCACATTGAGTTCAAGGTATCCCGAGAACTTGTCCCCTACCGCCACGGTCTCAGGACATTCCTTGAGCCCCTTGCATCGGGGGCAGGCAGGAAGGTGAGCCCCTGGGTCGGTGTCCGTGTCTTCCAGGTAGACCTCGGCGGACCCGCTCCACTCCAGACCTTCCAGCAGTTCAACAATAGAGGTAGCGTCCATCATAGGTTTCCTCGGAAGTCGTCCGGCAAAGGTGCTCGGGACAAGATGTCTCCGTCGCTGTTCGTAATCACGGCAACGTTGACCTTCGCCGCGTAAGCTCGGGAAGCGAACACATTCACTCCGTCCAGGATGGTCTCCCGAACGAAGATCAACTCAGGCAAGCCCGAGTATTCGCGGAGAGCCTCTTCAGTTGCGTCCAGCCCGTAGTGCTTCCTGCCCATGGAGTGAACCCCCTTGGTGGTGCGGTACAGCCAGAGACTACCGTGCAGGCTCTGGTCAACGCCCTCTCCGAAGAAGTCGAGTGTGCTCACTTCTTGCTGAAGACGAAGTACGCCTTGTAGGATTCGTTGTACCCAGGCTTGTCGTACTGGACCTTCCAGCCCAGCTCGCGGTAGAAGTCCTCCACGTCCATATAGTGAAGGGAGTAGACCGCCTCGCGAGAGATTCCCAGGGCAGCGGCGACGCGGGAAACCGCTTCGTTCTGCACAACCCGGGAACTGGAACCGCTCCAGTTCTCCGCAATCATTGCGTTGAAGACCCCTATGACCTCATCAGGGAGGTTGAGAACCTTCTCGCGGACTACCGTGTAGGGGGTGATGCCTTTGACTGACATGGGAGCCTCCGAGAGGCTCTACCGCGACAGGCCTTCGCTGCCCCCTACTCCCCGTTGTTCTTGGTAGCCCTGGCTGCCTTCTGCGCTGTGTCCCGACGAGCGATCGCCTCCCCGGTTCGAACGATGCGCAGAGCCTCCTTGTCGTCGCTCTTCATCTTGGTGTTGCCCAGGTGTGTGAAGTCCCCTGTGTCCCGGTCAATCCATCTGGATGTGAGACCAATGGCCCCAGGCTTGAGCTCCTTCACCAGCTTCGGATCCATGGCTCGGATTGCGATGTGCCAGACCATGGAGAGGGATGTGCCTGCTCCTACAGCGAGAGGCTTCTGGTCGTACTCCGTAGACTGACGCTCCTTAAACAGGAGAATACCGGAGCCAGTCCGAAGTTCCAGATCGAAGTAGTGAACCGGCACCGGGATCGCAGGCCGATTGAATGTGATTTGAAGGGGGATCGTGACGCGCAGGTCTCCGAAGGTGGCAAGGGGCTCGCGAATCACTCCCCAGCCAATGATGTGCACGTCCAGATCGCGGGCGGCGACCAGTCTCGACACTACCTCCTGCTCGTCCTCTGACATCGGGGTGTAGCCCCCGCGAGGGTTGCCGCCGCCGAAACGATTCTTGTCTTTCACAGCCGACTCCGAAGAGGTCTGACCCAGCACGCTCGGGCGCGGTTGCGGCCAGGTTTGTGTCCCGAATAGAACTTGATCTGCGCTCCCACGGAGGGCACCCAGGGTTCCAGAAGATCGCTTGCGTGGAAGAACAAGATCTGCTCTGATTCTGCCAGGTTGGCGAAGCCCCACCCCTTGTCTGGGTCAAAGGACTGCACCCTGCCTAATAGGAGGGAGGGACAGACAGTCCGAGATACCCTTCGCGCTTGAGGAAGGTTCCCGCCGGACCTGGTGCCCAGACCCTCTACCTCTACCTCCTCCCCCAGAATGGGAGGAGGGCCCCCAGGGGTGAGGCGACAGAAGTCCCCCGCCTGGAAGTAGACCGATCTCCCCGAATGCACAGCAAACCCGTAGTGCTTCGCCTGCACATAGAGAGAGATTTCCCCCTTCACTGCAAAAGGGCGATGCGGTCCGAGATCGCGTTCTTGGCGCCCTTGCGGTCCTTTCCGCTCGTGGAGCCTTCAGCGTACAGAAGCTCCTTGAGAAAGTTGTCGTACTCACCTGTGGCCAGGGCTGCGACCAGTTCGGCGTTCGTACCGTCCAAGACCTCCACGGGGATCGTCTTGGCCTTCTCCGCAACCTCAGGCTCCGGCTCAGGCTCGGGAGTGGGCTCCGGCTCAGGCTCGGGAGTGGGCTCCGGCTCGGGCTCGGGAGTGGGCTCGGGCTCCGGCTCGGGGGTGGGCTCAGGCTCAGGTTCGGGCTCGGGAGTGGGCTCGGGCTCCGCCAGTGCTGCGCGCAAGGCTGCGCGAGCTTCGATTTCAGCCAGTGCGGCAGCCTCCGCCTTGAGGCGGTCTCGCTTCTGGTGGAGGGCTGGACTGATGCGAACTACGCGCTTGCGGCTGGCCATATTGATTCTCCAGGTCTGTCGCCGGGATTACACTCCCGAAGTGATGCTCTTGTTTTGGACGGCGTCAAAGAAAGCAGTGTCGTCGGAGACGAGCCTCGAAGCTCGGGGGTTCCGGGCCAGAAGGGTGTCCAGACGCTCCTGGCTGTCCGCGTCCAGGTCTGGGTACAACTTGTTGTAGTCGTATCGTGCCTGGCGGGAGTGACTCAACGCTTCCAGGATGAACTTGTCCTGCAAGATGGCAGGGTTGTCCGGATCCTTCTGAGTGACTACTCGGCCGTCAGCCATCGTGACCGTAGTGTTCGCAACGCCCTTCAAGCCGTTATTTGACCCGAACTGCCAGTACCCGAACTCAGCCACAGAAGTATCCTCTGGTAGAGTCTACCCGGCTTCATAGCGGAGCTACCGGAGAGTGACCCCGAGACGCTCCATAATCCGGAGCTTCTGCCGCCCCAGGTCGGAGATGTCCACCCCCTGAGCCTGGGCAGTTTCACGCAGAGTGTCCAGGCTGGGAAGCCGCTTGGTAGGCTGCGTCGGGGTTGCGTCTGTGGGAGGGGTCTCACCGTAGCCGATGAGCAAACTCACGGTGCCGTCCAGACGGACAGTAACACAGGGAGTGCCCCTTCGGTTCTGCCCTCTCATGAGGTGGTCGGCCGTGAGCTGGATCAGTGCGTTCGAACGCACTGCCTCGTTCGCCAGACGCAGAGCTTCCTGGGCCTGGGAAACCAGCAGGCCGACTGTGGTCAAACCCTCCCCTCCCTGCACAGGGAGGGACAAAACCGCCTGCTGAACCTCATCCGCGAGTTCTATCTCAACGGACTTCAGTTTTCTTGTCACGGGAACCTCCAGGAGTAGAAGTACCCGCGACTGATTTAGGGGGACCCCCTTCAGAGCAAACTACCTGGCGTTTAGTGGTTCGCGAGGGGCGACTTTACGAATACGAATAGTACAGGTTTACAACAGCCTGCCACTCGTAGGACCCTTCATCGTCCCACCGCACCAGGGCAACCACCTCTCCCATGCCCCCCGGCCAGTGACTGTCCCGGTACTTTCGCGAGAGGGCTTCCCCCTCAGCTTCGGCGCGGTTCTTGGACGCGTTCGGCGAGGTGAGACGAATGTCTGGGTTCCTGTGCCCCGGGAAGGGCAAATGGACCTGCCGATTGATTCCCTTCAGGACATCCCAGGAGGGCTTCGGGTACTGCTCCAGAGCCTGGAAGTTGGAGTTCAAATCCACCTTGATGATCGGGAGCGAGCTCGCCTTCTTGTCCTCTTCCTCGGGGTCGCCTGGCAGGACCGAGCCGCCGTCGACGGGGAGGGTCGCTCGTGAAGCATCCGAAGACAGGTTGTCGTCCTTGATCTCCCCCGGCGTCCAGACGGCCCTCTTCTCGGGAGTCGTGTGGCGCAAGCGATCCCGGTTCAACTGACGGGCCTTGAGCTTCAACTCCTGCTCTGTGTCGGCCAGGATCGGCGCTCCCTGAGCATCGACCCCCACGAAGAAGAAGATGTTCCCCCTCTTGTCCTGCAGGGTGTCTCCCTGGTCCGCGATCGGCCGAGTGCGGGGACGAGCCTCGCCGAAGAAGACATCCACCAGCTGGTAGCCTTGCTGGCTGAGCATACGGGTAGAGCCCAGTTCTCTGGGCGCCCCCAGGCCCCCCTCCAGGTAGCGGACCGAAACACGCTCAGCAGCCTCTGCAGCCCAGCGGCCATACCCGCCACCCCAGCTGGTCTGCCTGGAGGGGTTTACGACCTTGTCGCCGTTCGGGGACCTCTTGGGAGGAGGCCGAGTTCCCTCGTCGTCCGTGCTGTATCCCCCCGGATTGGAGTGGGAGCGCGACACATACTTGTCTGCGGCATTCTCCGAAGGGAACGGACCGTAGGTGGTGGCTTCGTCCCATTCCCCGTATTCGTCGGAGGCCAGGTCCACATACCACTTGCCGTTGCTGGCCTTCCAGTACTCACAGTATCTGGACCGGCTGGCAGACTTGTTCGTATCAAATGGCATCTGGTAGTCCTCGTTATCCCTCAGAAGGGGATAGCCAGACCATTGCAGTGGTCCTCCAGCGCGCAGAAGTTACAGAGCCAGAGAAGGTTGCCTCCACTCCAGATTACCTCCTGGCCTCGCATGAAGCCTTGGCCGCACAGAGTACAGCGATCCCAGGGGGCGTGGTGGAGGTTCGGTAGGATCAAGCCCGGAGGAGGGTCGAATAGGGGAGACGGAGGCAGCAAATCCTGGTCGGAGCCTACCCGCCGCCGAGTGCCTATGCGAGGGTCCATTTCGTAGAGGAAGGGGGCGGCGTAGCGGGGAATCTCGTACTCGAGATCTTTCATCAGCGAGGTCAGCACTACCTTCAGATCTGACCGGTAGAGCTCCAGGCAGTTCACTCTCCTCTGCACTGCGAACGTGTGTCCCTCATGTCGCTGTTCCTCTCGGCGGTGTTCCTCGAGATAGCCGCACACGTAGAACTCTACTGCGTCCGCGTGGGGCAGTCGGGAAACACTCATGCTGAACCTGAGTGGGATGCACCCCTCAGGTAGACTGCCCCACCAGCTTCTCTGGAGAGCCTTCAACATCTTGCCAGTGAACTCCGGCTTGGTCAAACCCTCCAGGTTCATCTACGAACCCTGAATGCACCCAGGTAGATCTTGAACCGGGTGAGCGCACTCGCCTGGTTCAACAGGTAGTACAGACGCATGGCGTCTTCGACGTCCCGCATCGCCGTGTGGCCTCCTTCGAGGGACCATCCCAGATACTCTCTCACCGAGTCCAGCCCTACGCTGTCCAGACCCATAGGGTACAGGTGCTCATAGCAGAGGGTGATGGTGTCTATCTTGCGGTGGGGGATGCTGAGGGGGACACCTGCCCTCTTGAAGACTCCCTTGAGCATAGCCTCGTCGTACGAGACGTTGTGCCCTACCAGAATGCAACCCGCCAGGAACATCGCCAAGTCGCTGGCGATGTCTTTCAACAACGGTGCGTCGTCCCAGAGGGAAGGGTTGGCAGCGTAGCCGTTGACCTCAAGGGCTACGTCCTCTGCAACCTCCAGGTGTTCCGGCTTGATGCGAGTATGGTAGCGGTCCACCCCTCCGCCTGGGCGAACGCGGATGACAGCGATCTCGATGACTTCGTGGACAACGGGGTCCAGACCTGTCGTCTCAGTGTCAATAAAAGCCAGCGACTTACGCAAGGGGTTCTCCGGAGGGAAGCCCCTACCCCGAACGCATCCTCAAGCTGGGGTTGTAACTGCTGTCTATGTCCACGTGGCCTCGGTTTGCATCCACTCGCACCCGACACCCGGGAGGATAGAGGGACAGAGCGTCCTCCACCAGGAGCAACAGGATCCCTTGCTCTTGCCCCACCACGGAGAGGTGAGAGAGGGCTCCTCCTCGAGCGGTGACTACGGCACGAGCTGAAGACGCAGGAATGTAGTAGTCTGCGCTGGCGTAGGGTATCACCGCAAGCTGGTCCAGTCGTAGTTCTTCGTCGGGCTCGGGGTGCACTACGGTCAGGTAGGGAGTGGCACCGCTCCCAGACAAGACCAGGGCTTCGAACTCGCACATCTTTTGCTGGACTCTGAACTTCATCCGATTAGCGGCGTGCGCCACTGCCTCGTCCAGGTAGTCTCTGCGCGGGTTCATCCCAGCCCCGAGCATCCAGTCGGTGTGGAACGGGTTGTCGCGGGAGACTTTCACCCCGGACTTGCTCAAGGGAACCCAGGCGGGGGCCAGATGGAGTGCATGTGTCTTAGCCAGACACCAGTGGATGAACGGCGCTGAGGGCACCCTGAAGCGATCCCGCTTCTTCCGCCCGCGTATGGGGTGGCGAGAGCAAGTCTCCGTCGTTTGCTTCAGGGAGAACCTGTGAGACCCGCAGTGGTCACCGCAGACACGGGGGACCCCCAGGTCGAACCACGCCCCGTCGAGCGGCGAAACTCTACTACGACCGTCGTCCGGGGCAATGAGAAGGAACTCCTCCCTGCGCGGTCCAGGCATGTCTCTCCGGGTAGCTTCTCGAAGCTTAGAGGGTAATCACCGAGGTCTTAGCGAGCCCAGATTGAGACCGACCAGGCCCGCCTTGATCTTGCGTGCGCTGGCTCCCAGGAAGCGTAGGTGGGTCTCACGGGTCAGGCGGAAGGGTCCGTCGGGAGCCTCGACCCAGTTGAGGTTCCGCTTGTTCCAGGAACCTGAATCCCCCACGTGGGTGACCATCCCCTCGGAGTTGAAGCGATACCACTGAGTCTCGCGGCGGCTCTGCGTCTGGGTGAGCCCGGTGCGGTTGTTCTTCAGGCCGTCCTTGTCCGTGGGCTTGGTCACCTTGAAGTACTCATAGCGAGAGTCCAGGCCCAGCTCCAGGGGACCTTCCGCGCCCGAGCAGTGGTAGAGGGACGCCATCGCTGCCAGGAGAGCCCAGGAGCCGGTCAGGGTCTCCGGCTCAGGGTTGACCCACTCGCCGTCGCAGACATTCGCCTCCGGATCTCCGCCCCACATGTTCCCAGCGGGGCCCTCGATCTTGACCGAGTAGACCCGGACCGTCTCCGCCTTGGGCCACCAGAAGTACCGGGTGTTCTCGAACACCTTCCCCGAAGTCCCCATGTCCTCCCGTTCCCAGGTCCGTCCTGTGTCAATGCGGGGGAGACCCTCGTAGGTCATGCCGTTGTCACGCCAGCAGGAGTCGTGGCAGCCATCAGCGACCACGAAGCCAGGGGCATCCGTGCGGACTGCCTTCCCGCTACTCCGGCGCGTGTCCGGGATGTCCTTGTTGGTCAGGGACGCCGTCGGAACCCAGGGGGCACGAGGCTTGTTCCAGGAAGAGGAGTCGTCCAGCTTCGTGTGCGGCTCGGTTCCGGGAAGCACGATGCGCCAGCTGACGTAGTTGGAGGATGCACTGTACTGGGCCCAGTACCGGAAGGTATCCGGACACTCCTGGTCCTCGTCGTCCAGGGGGTCGCGGACGGCCTCCATGTCAAAGGTCAGCCAACGAGTGGCGGAACACGTCCCTCGGGGCATGACCTGCTTGACGGTCTCATCGACGAGACCCTGTACGAGGTGGAGGACGAAGTCGGTGCGGGCCATCAGAGAGTCTCCTGAACGGGGGTCTGGCTGTACTTCTCGGCCAAGTAGGCTTGAAAGCCGCCCTCTGCTACGGTGACTCCGTGGCGCTCGGCGATCGCAACCGCGTCGGCGTGGGACAGCTTGTTCCAGTCGGCGAACGCTGTCGTGACCTGCTCCTTGGTCAACCCAGTCCACATTTGCAGCTTGTCGTAGAACCACTCCCCCTCAAAGAGCTGGGCGTCCTTCCAGACACGGATGAGGTGCTCTGCAGTCATGATCAGGCTCCGTACTGGTAGACGATGGTGTCGGACCCGCACAGGGGGCACAGGGTCTCGTCGTGGTCGTCCGGGATGTGCACGTGGTGCATCCGGTCGTCCCACCCACAGCGGTCGTCCGGGCCCTGGTTGTCCGAGATGTCCGCCCGGTAGCAGGCCGCAGCGTGCTTGCAGGTGCCCGTCTTCTTCCAGGGCCAGCACGTGCAGGTGTAGTGGTACTCCATGACGCGGTCGGGGCTGTAGTTCCGCTCCCAGGTCACCGTGTAGGAGGACTTTCCGTCCGAGGAGGGGAACTCCCGGCTCCACTCTCGGGTCTGGGAACAGGCGCGGGCGGTGTGGATGGTCAGGTCAGGCATCAGTTCCACCCCAGGAGGGCTCGGTTGCCATTGCGACAACGAAACCCAGAGAGAGGATCACGGTCATCGCCAGGAGCCAACCCGCACCGGCGGACCAGTCCACGGGGGCACTCATGAGGGTCTCGAGGTTCTGCAGCATGTGGGCCTCCTACAGCTCAGTTACGTCCCTAAGAACATGAGGGAACCCTCTACGGGGGTAGAAAGCCTATCGCCGAGGTACTCTTGTGTAGTTGGTCTTTCACATTACGGGGTCGAAACGGTTTCGACAGGGCAGATAAGGTTTAGCAGGCGTGGCAAGGGATGGACCACCTTACGGTTCGGCAAACACAAACGCCAACAACAACAACGCTTTCCGGGCTGCGGCCTGAGAAAGCCCTGGGACTTCGTGAGCCCAGGTGACTGTTAGCAAGAGAGTGACTCACTCAGCTTCCAGTTGTATTTGACGAGTTCGGCAAGCTCTCGGGGTAGCACCTGACCGGGAGACGGAGCACACCAGGAGACGCTGCTCCAGGGGAAAGATCCTGGGACACGATGGTTCTGTGAATGGACCAAGGCTACGAAAGCTGCGACACTACGTTTGTTCTGGACGCGGGTTCGACTCCCGCCGACTCCAATCTCATTAGCGAAGACAGCCCCCACGGCTACCCCCGTGGGGGCTGTTCGCGTTCCGGAACGGTATCGTAGTGGGATGCTTCTCTTCCTTCTCCTTACAGCCTTCGGCCCTCCTCCCGTTCCACAGTGTGTCCTGCTCTCCTGCGAGGAAGACACCTGCGTCATCGACACGCCAGAGGGCTACGCGCCGACGTGGCGGAGGCAGGGGTGGAAGGCAGGAGACCGCGTGCACTGCGTGGACGTAGGGATCGAGCCCACCTGATCAGAGGTGGAAGGGCCTCTTGCCGAAGACCTTCTTGATCTCCTTGGGGCCCAGCGGACCCTTCTCCGTCGGGAGTGCGGGCAATCCAGGAGTTGTTGTTTCTCTTGACTTCGCCGAGGACCCCGGCGTCCCAGGTGACCTGCTTCCAGCCGTCCGCCCCAGCTGTTCGTGATACCTTGGTGTCCATCGTTCAATCCTCGTATTCCTGCATCGCTTGGATGAGGAGTCCTCTGGCCACAGTATTGAGAGGTTCCGCCGCCTGGCGAATCTCAGATACAGAAATGGGGAACCGCTTCCGCTTCCGCTCGAAGGTGTGCTCGAAAAAGGGGAGGAAGTTCTGAGCCAAGCTCGTGCCTCCAGCCACCACGAGGGGGATAGCCCGAGGGAGAGCGAACCGGTCCTTGATGAGAGCGAACTCACGGGCGGTCTGGTCGATGCAGTACTCGATCAGGCTCTTGTAGTACAGCACCAGAGCCTCCTGCTCTCGACCTTCCGGGTTCAAGAGGTCCAGACCCTGCTCCTTGAGAGAGCACATCCGAGAAGCAGTGGAACCCACGGCCTTCGCGGCACCCTGGTCAATCCAGTCGCCTCCGCGCCCCACGGAGAAGACCAGACCCTCGATTGCGTTCACGGCGAGGGCCACGTTGCACATTCCAGAGCCGAAGCTGACGGCCAGACCGGAGAACTGCTCGGCAGCGGTCTCCGCGTAGATGATGGCCATGGCCTCGTTCGCCGGGGTCGCTGTGTACCCGCACTCCGTCACGATGCGCTCAAAGACTCCACGATGGTACACCGTGTCCCGTTCGGAGTCCACGGGTGCTGCCGGGATGGAGAAGTAGCAGTGCTCTCCCTTGACGGCGGGCTTCCCCAACAGGTTCTGTACCATGACACCGAGGATCTCCAGAGCGTCCATCTCGCCTGCGGCGATCAAACCCCCGCTCAGAGGACGCCGAGCTTCCCGCCCGAAGACGTTCGCCATCTCGAGAGCTGCGTCGCCGACGACAATGATGCCCTCCTCCCCGCGATCAATGAAGTTGACCCCAGAGAGCTTGAGCATCCGACGAGCTCCTGCGTCCAGGTCCAGGAAGGCGTCCCGAACCCGAGCCGTCTCCACCTGCCCGTCCCCCACTCGCTGAGCGCAGACGATGTTCATCGTCCCGATGTCGAGGCCTTTTCCCTTGTTCATGACTTACCCTTCTTTTGGGCTTTGCGGAGTGCTGCCGAAGCGGCTGCCAAGCCGCCGTCTGAAGTAGACTCCGACTCCACCTTGATCTGAGGACTCTCCCCGTCGGCTTTGACAATACCCTCAGGGATGAAAACAGGCTCCTCCGGTCCGTCAATCCCAGAACGTGTCGGAACAAGCTCCCCTGAAGAGGCAGATGCAGCTCGGTGCACCAGCTGCTCAAGCCGTTGCTCAAGACGTTGTTCAAGTCCGGAGAGCAGGTCGGGCTCAGTTCGGGCCGGCACCTGGAACCCCTCCAGCATGAGAGCCGCTGTCTCCCGGGCCACCTGGCGGGCCAGAGCACTTGCATCCTTCGGGCTCATCCCCTGCTGTACGATCGGCCGAGGGACGGGGAGAGTAGGCATCGCCTGGGGCGGGGCAGTACGAGGGGCTGGGGCGGGCTTGCGAGCCTTCTTCGGGGCCCGAACCCGGCTTCTTTCCACCCGACTACGCTCCTTTTCGACCACCCGGACCATCCCCATACGCTGCAGCTGCTTGACGCAGCTGGAACCCTGGAACTGGTCTGAGGTAATCCACACGGGCGAGTCCCGACCGACCGTGATGCCCAGGTCGTCGATGCGCACTGTAGTGTGTGGGGTTTCTACCAGGTACACTCTACTCTCCGAAGATGTCGTATTCGGAGAGCATACCTTCTATGACCTCCTGCGCGATGGACTCGATTGCCTTGTCCCGCCCCTTGCGGATCCCTCTCTCCAGGAACGTGTACTTCCTGAAACCTGGGTGGCGCCAGAGCTTGTGTCCCTGACTGGGGTCCGGGGTCATACGCACGATGACCTCCCCATTTGAGCGTACAATCCGCGCATAGGGAACCTTGTCTCGGGTCAGCCAGGTCATTTGGAAGGACCGGGGCCTCTGCGGGGAGGAGTTGTCTACGAAGCCGGGAGTCTTAGGGTTGGTGACATGAGCCTCAGCTGAGGGCCAGTCAGAGAAGATCTCCAGGGTAGACTTCCCCCGGATCCGAACCTGGAAAGACTCGGCGAACCTCCGAGTGTTGGGAATAGGGATCGGCTCTCCGGGAGCCCGCAGCCCCGACGCCTTCGCCGTGTCCGTTCTGATCTCCTCCCGAATGGAATCTACGATGATGTTCCCGACTTTCAGGAGCTGTTCGGACGTCAGGACAACACGAACATTGGCAGCCTTCGACAGAGGCTTGCCGTAGACTCCGCGAAGGCGGTCTTTAGCCACCTACTTGAACACTGCCGAACCCACCATGGATGACAGGAACTCGTCGCGGTACGACGAGGCGTCCTTCTCGTATTCCCAGGAAACGACCCGTCCGGTTTTGTAGAGGATGCCGCTCGTGCCTGCGCCTCCCCCGCGCAAGCGAACTTCCTTCCAGGGGGTCCCGTCGAACCAGACCCCCTCGGCCACTACCTGTACAGAAAGGCTGATGCTCCCGGCCTGCTTGGACAAGCCTTCTTCCGTCAGGATTGCCTTGAGATTCTTCATGTTCTACCTCCCACCTTTTCCACCGTATGTGGCGTTCTGGAACACGGGGGTGCGTCCCCGCTTCTCTCGAGCATCGGGGATGCCCTTCTTCTCGGACATCATGGGTCCAGCCTGGGGGTCCGTCCCGATGGGGTACGGAGCACTGTCCTCGCAAGGTGCGAGCTGGGGGCTCGTGTAACGAGTCTGCGGCCAGGGCAAACGCTCAAGGGCGGACATAGGCACACTGTACCGAATGTCGCCTGTGTCCAGATATCCGATCTGGAAGGTCTGCTGTAGGGTCCGTCCCCGGACCTGAGTTCGACGTACCGGACCGATTGAGTATCGCTCGCCGTTCTGCTTGACAATGAAGTCTCGCTGCGATGTCATCGGCGAGGGGCCGATCCAGACCTCGTATGCGTGCTCCAGTCGTCGCCCGTTCGGGGTCTGGGTGACTCTACGGTCGGTGTCGTCAGGGCCCACGATGAGATTGTAGGGTCCCTCGTAGCCGCCGATCCAGCCTGTGCCGTAGCACATCAAACAGTTGTTCAAGGGCTGCTTGGAGTACGCCTCCAGCCGGGGGTCCCACACGCAATCGCACTTGTTGCCTGTCACCCTGCGAATAAACAGCTTGACCCGCTCCCCGCCCTGGTCCAGAATCCACTGGTTCCTCTTGATGGCCTCCCGCCACATGTAGTCGAGCTGCTCCGAGTCCATAGGAGACACAGGAGGACAGTATTCCAGCGGGGTCTCGGATAGCCCTGTGGGACTGGTGCCCGTGGTGTCTACAGCTACCGAGGCCACTCGGTAGAACACCTTGTGCCGGTTGTCGAGGGTGTTGTGTAGCTTCGCAGTGCGCTGGTAGAAGTAGCGGACCAGAACCTCGCTGGTCGCAGAGGGCGTGGGCGGGAGCTCAAAGGCTTCGGTGGCTGGGTTCCAGACCTGTTCCGTAGAGATGTCAATCTCCCCGGTCGGGCCGAACACTCCGGTCACCACTGCCCTCTCGCCCCCGATGTAGACCTCCACATCAAAAGGTGAGTCGGCAGGGACCGCGTTCCCCTCTCTCTTCACAACAGTGGCGTGCTGCGTCTTGATGCGCCAGCCCTTGTTGTTCGGGGAGTCACTCTTGAAGACCCAGCCGGTGGACCAGGACACTACCTCAGCCGGGACCTCAACGATGTCAGTGCGATCCCTGTAGAACTGTGTTCCCACCGGGACCCGGTTCACTCGGAAGTAGGGTCCCCTGTCCCCCGTGTCAGACCGGTAGATGTTGACCCCGAGAATGGTCCAGCGAGAGTTGTCTTGCCCGAGGGGACAGGGAGTGCCTGAGCCCCCCTGGGTCGCGGTGCGTGCGGGGAACAAGGTCGCCGAAGTGCTGGAGACTGTAATCCCGTTGCCTGTCGTTCCGGAGACAGCTGCCGAGATAAGGACGCATGTCCCTCCCCAGCTGGCAGTCACGTAGGAGAAGGGGTTGTCTGGATCGTTGATAGCCTCCGCCAGGGACACCCCCGCGTCGTTGATGTCGAAGTCTGATCCTCCGGGAGTGCGCCCCCCGTCAACCGCTGTCAGAGTGTACTGGCCGATGGTCAGGATCGTGAGGTCGGCTCCCCCAGAGAAGGTAGCCGCTGAGGCGATGATGACAGAAGAGGTAGACACCAGCGCGAAGCTGTTGCCCGCCACTCCAGCTTCATCGGCCAGTAGGGTAATGGATGTGCCCGCCGAGGTAGCTGAGGCGATCCCCCAGGCTCCCACGCTGCCGTTGTTGACGGCAGCGGCCAGCTTGGTCGCGACTACTGCGGGATCGGTGCTGGAACCGTCAAACTCGTCAGGGTCCGCAGTCTCTGAATCCACAGCTGTGAGAACAACGTCGTCGACTGTAATGGTCGAACCGACAGCCACGGGCGCGGACACGACGGTGAGAGTTGCAGTGGCTGCGGCGGCGATGGTCGGAGTGCCGTTGACAACTACTTCCACGACAGCCGTGGTCGACGTATCGACTACGGTGTAGTCGGGACCGGTATTGAGATCAGCCGGGTTGTCCCACCGAATGTCCGTGTCGGACAGGTGGAACGCGGACATCGCCGTGGCGTTTGCAGGGGGCCACGGGAACTGCCCTACCAGAGTCTCGCAGTCAGTTGCCAATCATCCTCCGGGTGCGGGACCCAGCGCCACCCCTTCGGGGGTGAGCTCCCACGGCGTCCCTTCCGGAATGCCCAGGACCTGGGACTCGCTGTTGAGAAGGGCTCTCGTCTGCCCCTCCATCTGCGCGATAGAACGCACCAACTGACTCTTCCGCACCTCGATCCGCCCGATCTCATAGAGAGCCTGGTGGGTGCTTCCTCGCATGTCGTTGATCTGCTGGTTGACCTCGGGAGAGATCTGTCCGTAGACCAGACGGGAAGAGTCCACCCCGTTGCTCGGATTGGGTGTCGGAGGCTTGGGGTCAGTGATGGGTGTCGTAGGCATGAAGTTCCTCGGGTGGGGTCGCAACATCCTACCCTGGGGGTGTACGAGTACACTCAGACCGGTATAGGAGACCCACTGGAGAGTCGAACATGGAAAGAACAGCCCACGAGACCAAGTTCATCAACGAGTACACCCGCAAGTTGCTGGTGGACTGGGCAAACGTCTGTCTCCAGAACGGGGAGCTCCCGGCCGACCAGTTCGACCCGGAGTCTGAGAACCCCTACGTGCAGCACGCCTTCAAGAAGGGCTGGATCACCAAGCGGCTGCCTCGCAAGCTGACTTCTGGGGGCTGGGGCACCGCTGCGGCGTTCCTCAAGCGGTAGTTACCGGTGGAGGTAGCCTGTCAGGAACCATTCATCCTGGCCCACTGCTCCGGTGTCCGACCAGTGGCTCCAGTCCAGCTCTGGGAACAACCGCTTCATACGAGCGAAGTCGGGGTCATTCTTGCTGGAGTTGCGATCGACCAGGGCCTCCCCGTCCTCGTACGAATCCTTCAGCTCGTTTGCCTCGTACTTGTAGTGAGGGCGGAGCGCCTTGTTGAGACGATAGGCCAGATCTTCGAAGTCGGGCTCGCCCCTGCGAGAGGCGGTCAGACCTTCATCGGCCAGGATACGACGAAGACTCATGGCTGGGTTACCTCTTCCTGAAGGTCGGTAGGGACCTCAAACGGAGCCTTTGAAGCCGGGGCGGCTGGGGTCGGCGTAGGTGCGCGCCCCGCCCCGCCTGTGGGGCCTCCGCTCAGGATCTGGGCGGTGCGTACGAACTTGTCCACGTATGCGATGCCAAGGATGGCACCCACCTCGAGGAAGGTGACGCAGATGGTGAGGGTGATCATCCACCACCAGTGCCAGGTGGACCCCTCGCCGATGCTGTCCTTCAGGATGAAGAGTCCGCACCCCAGGAGCGCCTTCGAAGAAAGCTCGGCGACCAGGTAGGCCATGAACTTCTTCGACTGTAGAGGGCTGGTGTCCCGTATCTGAACTGGAGGGGTGTCTGACATGCCTTCCGGAAGAGATAGCGTTGCTAACGGTCCTCGTCGTACGTGAACAAGAAGCTCCCCCCGGTCACATACTGGGCTGCTCCCGGGTCCACGTTCTTAGCTGTCGTATCCGACCCAATCACATAGGTGGCCGAATACTCATAGCTGGTGGGCGCGGCTCCCACAGTCAGGGAAACCAGGATGTGGTTAGCTGTGAGCTCCTTGCGACGAGCGACGATCGCTGTGGAGGTCACATAGCCAGCAGCAGTCAGAGTGGCGTCGTCCGAGATGCCTACGATTGAACGCCCGTCCGAACCGATAATGTATGCCCGTCCCGGAGCCACGCCCAGGGCGGTCAACGACGCGGTCGCTGCCTGCAACGACATAGACACGTCATCCTGGAACACTGCACGGAAGCTCCCCACGGCCCCGCCCCCGTCTGTGGTAGCGTACAGCAGCCCGTTGTTCAACAGGTACACCGAAGCGTCGTTGGTGCTGAGGTCGGTAACCAGAGAGCTCTCCGAAGCGACATCAGTAGAGATGTCCTCCCGGACAATGGTGGATCCCAGAGCCGGAACCATCTTAGAGAGAGGCACCACCACATAGGAGACCCCTGTAGTCCCCTCAATCACGTGGACGATATCAGACTGCCGGACTGGGTCCCCCAGACGCAAGTTCGCGAAGAAGTTGGCGAGGTTCGTTCGCAGAGCGGTGTCCACAGTACTGCTTTCCCGACCCCGAATCAAGACAACCGTGGCCTCTACGTCCAGGGCGATGGGCAGGGCGTCCTTGGCGACTACGTCCGCTGTGGCGTGCTTGTTCAAGTTCACAGCGTCTTGCGTGAGAGACACGATGAGGTTGGTCGTGTACGTGACGGTGAAGTTCTCGTCGTGCTCGTAGCTGATGAGCACCGTCGCCCCGCTGGCGATGTCCCCAGTCTCGGTTCGCACCACGGACAAGGCAGTGGTCTGAGTTCCCAGATTCACAGTGTAGTCGGGGTCGCCGCTGGAGTCGTCTGGCCCCTTGTAGGTGATAAGCCCAGTGGAGTCCTTCACGACCACCGTCAAGTAGTTGGCCCCCAGGTTGTCCAGGAACTCAGCATACTGACCCGTCAACACGTGGCTCTCATCTGTTACCGTGATGGCGTCGCCCGACGGAACCGCGCTTCCGTCATCTGCAGTGTACGATGTGATCTGGAGGTAGTCCTGGGACAGGGTGCTCCGCCCGATGCCCAGAGGCGCGTCAGGGTGCACCAACAAGGTCGCTGTTGCCGCCAGCGTGCCACTTACTGTGCCGCTCACCGAGGAGATTGCAGTAGCGGGCTGACGCGGAAGAACGAAGTCGCTCCCCGCCCGACGACGGTAGGAGCCCAGCACTACGTCCGAAAGGTCTACTGAGGGCTGCGTCACTGTCGTAGAGAGCTGGATGGTGTCGTAGGTGAGGATGGTGACCCCGGTCAGGTCGAACACGTCTCCAGAGCTCGCATTGCGGAGCTCGTACCCAGCAGCTTCGTCATCCAGCATCTCTACGATGGGACTGCTGGAGGAGAGGGAAGTATCCAGGGCGCGGAAGATGTAGTCCGAGGGGGTGCCTACAATCTCGAACTGGATGTTGTGTCCGATCTGGAAGGCGAATGCGAAGACATCTGTCACGGTGGCCAGGTTCGTACCTTGCACCCAGATGTCGACCTTCCCGCCCTTGTGCTCCCCTGCAGTATCCAGGTCCCTCTGCATCAGAGCATCCCCGGCGGACACTACGTTCGCCTTGACCACTCCGGGAACATCCGCTGCAGTTTGCAGGTAGCCTCGAGCTGTCCCTGAGTCTACCGAGGCCAGAGCGTTGCGAACTCGGACAGTAAGAGCCAGGTTAGACTCCAGGTTGTCCCCAGGCACCATGGCTGCCTGGTTGACTACAGAGACTGATCCGGTCAGGGAGGACACTACACTGCTGACCTGACCCACACCCAGGTTGCCTGCAGTGCCCACGGTCAAGGCCCGAACCGGAACCGTGACTTGGTAGCGACCGGTGACCGGGTCGTAGAACGAAGCCAGAGTGGCAAAGTCGATCGACGCGACACGGGTGGTGGCGAACTGCACCCCGCCCCCGGCCACTGTCGTTCCCAGAGGCATCAGGATAGTGGCAGTCGGTCGGCGAGTGGTGAAGAATGTCACTTCCCCGACTGCAGCTGTTCCTGCCAGCCGTCGCTTCCCATAGTTGCTGGCGTAGGCTTCGAAGGCGGAGTCAATCAGAGCCTGGACATCCGAGGCCGACGTCAAGTAGAGGGCGGACTGGAGACCTTGCTTGTAGGGGCTCTGGGCGACCGGGATGGATGTTCCGGACCCGTTGGGGTCGTCAATCTGCAACAGCAGAGTCGGTGTCCGAGCCCTGTGGAAGAAGTCCAACACGAAACGAAGACGCTCCGCCTCAGAAGAGTAGGGGTCGATGATGGTGTCGCGCAGGATCGACCCCGCCTCCACCTTGACCTGGGGGTTCGAACGAAAGACTGCAGTGATGAACTGCTGCACAATGCTCTGTCTGGACACCGTGGGGAAGGCTGCCAGAGCTGTAGTGACCGCTGTCGGGTGGCCCGAGACCTCTTCTGAGAAAGAGGACTCAAACTCCAGGTTCTGGGTCGTGTCATAGTAGACTGCGGCCACCACGTAGAACAGCGGGGTCTCTGACGGAAGCGCTGCAAACGAACCGACCTGCACCGTCGAGGGAGTGCTGGAAGACGTCGCCGAACGATTGTGTGAGAACGTGTAGAGCGTTGCGTTCCGCACCGTGGCGATTGTAACAACCACCCTGAGGTCCCGAGCCGTTTCCGGAATGGTGTAGGTCTGGTTGATGTCCGTCTGGAGTACAACCTCGTCCTCGTCCTCCTGGCGGCCGATGATCCGGTAGACCATCGGGTCTGCTACAGGGTCCCCCTCTGCGTCCACCTTGATGTCCGGCACCGCGTCCAGAGTGGCGAAGTTGGTCTCCTCCTGGACGGTAGTTCCCTCGTTGATTGTCTCCACGTTGATGCGGGTGTAGCCGCTGGCCCCACCGCCCTGGTAGGCTGATGCGTAGTAGTTCATCCCCTGGAAACCGGTGGTAGAGGAGGTCTCGGCTCGCACCACCACTGCTGTATCCTCCTGGGCGACGCTGATGTTCGTGGGTACTGCCCCCACCACGCCCACATCGGAGCTCGAGACCAGCCTTACAGTGGCTGTAGTCTCGGGAGTAGTGGACCCCGAGGGAAGGATCGCCCGCACCTTGACAATGTTGTTGCCGGGCAGCAAGACGAGCCCGTTGGGTTCGCTCACTGAGTTGGGAACAGTCCAGGCCCCGTCGCCCCAGTCAAGCTGGCCTGTGTCAGAGGACCATCCGCTTCCGTTGATAGAGACCTGGGCATCCACCGCGTCGTCTGGCAGGGTGCCTCGAAGAAACTTGGTCTCAACCGTGGTGCTGTAGATCACCGTCTGGCGGAGAACTCCGTCCGGACCATACACCAGGGGATTGGTTGCCATGGCCTACTCTACCCGTCCAGAAGGAGGCGGTCTTTCTGAGTGCGGGAGAGCCCTGCCCTTTCTACACCCAGAGGTTGACCGTTGGATCCGGCCAGAGCAATAGTGCCCGGCACGGTGAACACCGTCGAGATCCGAACCGGCTGTCCGGAAGCGTTTCGCACCACTACGTCCACGTAGAACAGAGTGGGGTCGTCAGCCGATGTTCGCACGTCCACGTTGTCCACTGAATAGAGTCGCTCGCGGTTGCGAACGGTCTGGTACTTGCTCTGAGACTGCTGCGTAGCCTGGACCTGTCGAAGGGCGTTCGTGACATCCTCCCGGATGAGAGACGCCGACGCACCCGCAATCTTACGACCGATGCGAGTGGTCATCTTCGACCCGTAGCGGGGGTGGTAGGGGTTGGACCCCTGCACGGTCAGGATAGCCTTGAGGCAAGCCTGGTAGAGCAAGTCCTCATTCTGGACGGTGAACAACTTGCCCTCGGTATCGAACCGGTAATCGTTCTCCACATAGGTCCCCATGCATCGAGGACACCGTTCGGGCATGGCCGTGTAGGTCACCTTGAAGTTGGGGTTCCCCCGAAGAGGCGATGAAAACTGCGGATACCGAGCAGGCACCAGCACTACCCCATCGGTACGCACCGTGGGGTAGACATCCTGCCGGGCAACCAGGTCCCAGGGAGGGTAGACCTCAGCCCCTCGAGCACCCGTCTGAAGAAACCCCAGGGAAGTTGCTCCCAGCCCGGCTACCCGAATGAAGCTCTGGGTTCCCGCTACCTGCCGATCTACCAGCTTGAGAGACCCGTTCTCATCGCTTGCAACAACCAGGTCCCAAGCGGAGGCCACCAGTCGGATATCACGCTGGACTTGTGCAAGGGGGACTCGCTCTCCGACGGTGAGTCTTACTGAGGCGGTCCCCTTACTTGTGGTGACGGTGAAGAGGTTTCCGTCAGGCCCCACGGTGCCCGTGCACCTTCTAATCTGGTAGGGGGCTGCAGACGAGGAGACCAGAGTGGCCGAGGAGTGCAAGCCCCCAGCAGGGATGTACTGTGAGTCGTTGGCCAGCACCAACACACTGCCCGCACCTGCTACCGGAGCGCGGGTGCGGATAGAACGCCGATCGGCCCCCAGGGTCACCGGCTCCTCTTGGACCATGTGGCTACAGGGCCACCCGGCTCGGATCTCAAGACTCAAGGCACCTCCTACCGTGGGGGTGCCTCATAGGCGAGCTACCGCAGGACCTCCGCTTCAGGGGCTGAGTTTCCTGAAGCGGAGGGGGAGGCCGCGCTACTCGCCTCGGACCTTGAGGATAGTGGCAACCAGACCCACTTCCTGCCCCGCCTCGTTCTTCTGGAACTTCCGGAGCTTGCTGGCGCCGACGATCTTGAGCGTCTGGCTGGCGTACTTGCGGAGGTTGGCCATGTTCTGCTGGGCCAGACCCTGAGCGTCGAGGTCTCCGAAGGGAGACCAGGGGTCCGGAGCTGTGCCCTTCACGGTCCCACGCTGCGGGCCCAGCTTGTTGGCGAAGCCTGCAGCGGCGTCCTTGACGGACTTCCGGGGAGCGTTGGCGGACTTCGAAGTGGCCGGGCGCTCGGTACGTCCAGCCTCAGCGCGAGACGCCTTCACAGCCCCGTCCGCTGCGATGTCGTAGACGGTGTCGGGCAGGATCTCTCCGGCGTTGCCGATGACCTCGTACTCGTTCACCCGCATCTTCTGGTTGCTGGAGTCCACGGCAACCACGTCCTTGGGGTGCACACGGCAGACCACGACACGGTGTCCCCGACTTCCGTAGCCCTGGTTGAAGCCCTGGGCGAAGCTCATGTTCCCCAGGTGGTAGCCGGTGTGGCAGGGGACGTGGTACTGGTCGGAAACCAGGTTGCGCGGCATCCAAGGCTTCTGCCCCGGCGTGTTGTCCACGTACTTGCCGTCGATGTCCGCGTGGAAGCTCTGGTACTTGCTATCCACGCCCTTGTAGCAGATGATGTAGCCGTCAGTGTCGAGGCAGATGCCCTGCTGGTTGAGGAAGGGCCACAGCTGCTCGACCGAGTTGTAGCTCGGGTTCTCCATGAGCATTTCCCAGAACTTCATGAGAACGGTCGGGTCGTCGCCCCGCGCCGCCATCTTGAGCATCCGGCTGTTCAGGTCCGCCGGAAGCTTCTGGTTCCGGAAGAACATGTGGTTGTCGCGGAAGGTGAAGTGCCCCTGGGCCCACTTTTCCAGTGCCAGCCCCTTCGAGAAGAGCGCCGGGAGATCTTCCCAACGCGCCGACAGGACAGCGTCCCGTGCCGGTTCGTAGTTCGGGTCCCCTGTCTTCACGGTGTAGGTCTCCCCTTGGAGGATGACCGTGACAGATTCGTTGGTGATTGTGTAGGGGGGAGTGCGAGGAGTGCGAGCCATGGTGTCTATCCCTTCTCGATGAGATTGACGTACTGGACCCAGTGGTCCCGCTGCGTCTTGTCTCTGAACAGCCCCATCCCGTAGGAGTTGTGCCCCAGAAGAGGGAATCGTTCAGTGATTCGCTGGAGTGCGACCTCGGGGCCAGTACCTCCTGCGAGGTTGATTACCGTACCCAGAATATCAAGAACCCCGCGCTTGGCGGCAACCTGCTGGGACAACTTATTCGCGTCCAGCCACCTGTTGTAGTACTGCACCAGGCTGTGGAGACCGTGGAAGTGGGAGTTGAGAAACTCCCGAGTCTTCTTCGGGCTCGTCTTCGGGCTCTGCCAGCGGCAGTCAAGGGACACGTCCCCCCAGGCCATGGCCTGCCAGAGCGCCTGCACCTCGGGGCTCAGGTTGTATGCCTCCCGCAGGATCTTCTGTTCCCACTCCAGGTACGGAGTCCCCACGACATCCGCAGGGAGGGTCGGTTCGCCCTGAGTGGTCTTGATGCCGTAGATGGGGGGCATGTCCAGACCGAACAGTTCCTTGAGCACTCGGCGGGTGCGGTCGACCCGCCGATAGAAGAAGTCCCGGTCCGCCGTTGTGGGGATGAACCGACTCAGAATCACATACACGTCGTCCTGGTCGGGCACCCGCGTGGCGATCTCCCAGTTGTTGGACTTGACCGCCCGCTCCGAATACGCTCCTGGAAGCAGCAGGAAGCAGCGCTGGTCGTACTTCTGTTCCTGGGCCATTTCCTGAGCCGAGCGCGGCTTCTGAACAGGGGCCGTGTAGGGCAGGGTGGACATCCGGAGAACGGGCACTCCGGTAAGGTTGGCCGCAGCCAGACGCTTGGCAAGCTCCTTCTCCGCCTTTTCGACCGTCGCTCCACTCTGGAGTGCGACCACCATGTCGTTCATCTCGACGTAGCCCCGCCAGGGCTGGGTGGTGTCCCGAACCAAGAGGCGCGTCTCTGCCGAAACCGGGACTCGCCGCGTGCCAGTGAGGTTGACCGTCTTGATAGTGCGACCCCAGGAGGTTTCCTGCTTCTGGAGTCGGAAGAACTCGGGGACATCCCGCTTCTGGGGCCGCTCTTCCTTCTTTGCAGCTGCTTCGTCGGAAGCGATGAGCTCGTTTGAGTAGAGGGGCACACCCTTCACCGCGTCCGACGCCCAGGGCTTGAACTGAGGGGTGAGGGGGATTGAAGTCCGCGTGTAAAAGTCCCGGACTCCGAGACGCCGCTCCCAGTCAGACTTCTTCGGGTCATTCACCACCTGCTTTAGCTCATCACGGGCGTCCTCGAACAAAGCAATGAACCGGGCGACGAGAGCGTCCCTGGTACGCTGGGTGTACTCCAAGCCCTCCCGGCTGGCCACCACAGCCACTTCGCCGATACGGCAGTACAACCCGCCCTTCAGGGCCGTCAAGCCTTCGCTGACCCCTGCGTCCTCCAGAGCCTGTCGGACATGCACCACCTCCATGGGGTATGGAACACACCCCATGACCACAACCCAGTCGTCCTCGTACCTGGAATTTCTGTCCCGGGTCATCAAGAACCCGTTGGCAGACTCCCACGAGGGCACTGGCGGCTTGAGATCAATGTTGATGTCGGGGAGAGGCTTGAAGTAGCGGTAGAGCTTGCGTGCCTCTTCGTGGAACTCCGGGATATCTCCCGGGTTCACTGGGACCTTGACCTCAAGCCCAGTCTCGGCATCGGGAGCGTTCCGCTGCAACCACGCCTCAAACCGGGCAAGCCGGGAAGGGTGCTCCCCAGACAGCAAGACCACCTTGTCCGTTTCCTCCGTCTCCTCGTCGTCTCCCATGTAGCCGTACAGGTCGCAGTACTCGTTGTCCACCAGCTCAGAAAGGTCCGCTGTGCTGCCCTCCGAAAGGAGGAAGTCCCGGATGTACTTCCCCAGGGACGACTCATGGAGTAGAATGAGATCTGCTTCGTCGTCCTCTACCAGAACGGCGTGGTACACTCGCCGAGTGCCCCCGTGCCAGCTGGTGATAGTGAAGGTGTCGTTGTATGCGTGCCCGCACTTTCCGCCAATGCCGAACGAGCCGACCTCTTCGTCGTCGTCCCGCTTGGTGCTCTCGCCCAGGACGACGAAGGTAGTGAACACAGAAGGGCCGAGCCGGTCGGATTCCTCCTGCGTCTCGTCGGGGTCGCCCATGCGCAAGCCCGGACCCCAGTCCCTGACGGTGAACGAGGACTCCAGCTCCGTCGGAAGGGACACCTTGATGGGGAGGTCGGGCTTCCCAGCGGCACGGTGGGCATCCCACGCATTGGCCCCGTACTCACGTTCGACAGCGAGCACCTTCCACTTGTACAAGGTGTTCCGAAGGATCCGCATGATGTGACCCTGCGTTCGGGTGCCGATGCGGAATCGGGCCTTGCGCAGACCGCCCGAGAGCGTGAGGGTTCGGGTTTCGGATTGGGGCTTCACAGCTGCTCCACGGCGGGTCGGAAAGCCCAGGCAAGAGTAGAGTTCATGGTATTCATTACCGTGTAGAGGGGTTCCGAGCCCCGGTGCGGGGTTCGTTGCAAGAGGGTCAACGACCTGCGTCTTCTTGCAGGTTTCGCAGAAGGACGACCCACTGACGGGCCTCCTCTTCGGACATGTCGCTGACTCAGGCAAGCACCAGAGGCAATACGTGGATGCCACGGGCTTGCGACAGCATGTCTTGTAGGACGCGCTTCATGAGCGAGCCCCTGCCACCGACTTGCGATCCGAGATGCGGTCGTAGCTCATCCGGTTCCTCCTACGCAGGTGTTACGCCCTGTGCCGGAGGAGGGAAGCCTTCCCTACGTTCTTTCTATCCGCTAATCGCGGAACTGCTCCTTCAAGCCCAGCTTCTCAGCCAGGGCGAGGAACTCGTCGTTGTGAGGCTTGCCGCCGACTAAAGACACCCCGATGTGAATGCACTCGTGAAGCACGACCTGCTCGAGGTAGCCTTGCTTCTTGCCTGCTTCGGGAGAGATGGAGACAATGGTGTACGGGCGTCGGTCAGTCGGGGGTTCGGTCAGACCGATGGTGCCGGGCTTCAGGCGCACGTTCGAAAACGCTGCCTGGATTGAGCTGGGTCGGTGAGCGCCGAGAGTCTCGCCAGTCAGTTCTACACGTGCGGCCAGAACTCGCTTCATGGTCTGGTCTACCATGGGCTGGAGCACCTTCACCGAAGCTCTCGCCCGAAGCTCGAGGTTTCGCAACGACTTCTCCCACGGGAGCCCCGTCGACTGCAAGAACGCTCCTGCTCGGTAAGCCCACGCAAAAGTCCGAGCCCAGTGGTTGGGGATGCGAGATGCCGTCTCCGCTACCTCGGGTCGCTCAGAATAGACCTGCACACCCAGGTTCCAGAAGTTGTCGTGCGGGATTACTCGGCAGTCTACTACAGTCTGGTCGCCCAGAGGCTCTGGCACCACGTACTGCACCCCGCCCCCGTATGTTCGGAACGCGGCAGAGAGCGTAGTAGAAGCAAGCTCGAAACAGAGGTTCTCAAACCCGTCGATCCTCTCGTGCCAGTAGGTGCGTGAGGAGTTCCAGTGGGTCAGACCTTCACGCACTGCAACCGAGGTAGCTGTCGGCGGTTGGATGTCCTCGAGGACACCCCGATCCACCATGAAGTCCTTCGGGGAGCCGTGGTACTTGCCCCCTTCCAGGACGACCTCGTAGCCTGCCACTTCCCCCAGTCTGAGCACCACCCCTGTGACCTGAACGAGTTTGCCCTGTAGAGCCTGCAGCTCGCCGCCCGCGACTGGGGAGACCTCCACCGAGCGCCCTACAATGCTGTGGTCCTTGGTGAAGTCCTCTGAAATGTCGGCTTCCAGAGGAACATCCCGGTCCCCGATGCTCAGAGAGGTTGCTGTTTTCATCGTACACCGATGAGGGTAAGGCGGGTGTCAACCAGCGCCCGAGCGAAGGCGCTCTCGTAGATGTACATGATTGGCTTCATGACCCGAATCCCGCCTTGGATAGAACCGTATGCCGGAGAGAAGGAGATAATCTCCGCCGTCCGGTCTGGGTGGACCTCTACCTCCGCCAAGAACCACAGAGGCAGGGTGTCCCGAGAAACATCCGGGTTGAGATCCATACGCCCTCGAGCGCGGACAACCACAGGCTCGTCCCCCAGAACCACCAGTGAAGGCGCAGTCCAGAAGACCTCCACCACCATCCGAACAGGGACTGTCCGAATCGTCTTTCGGCCCGCAGTGCGTGATAGGGGGAGAGACATTGACCCTATCGCAAGATAGCCCTCCTACCGACTACTGCTTCTTCTTGGTGTGGGGGTCCCGGAACCCTCTGCTCTTCTGGATGTAGCGGACTGGAGACGCGCTGCGGGAGACTACCAGTCTGCCATTCCTCATGAGGTAGGGGCAGGTGCGGCACTTACTCATGTCCATCTCCAGAAGCCCGCACACCTGTTCCCAGACCCGCACCTTCTGGTAGATGTGGTTTGACTCGTTCTCACGAACGTCCTCTGCCGTCCCATGCACGACGATGTGAATAGGAGGCCAGTGTTGCGCGTTCTGGCAAGTGTAGACCTCCCCTTCCTCCTCCACGGGCTTGAAGTTGTGTCGACCCACGACTACAAGCCCCTGAAAGCGGCCAGTGTTCGAAACTCGCCCACCGCCACCTTGACTGCTCCGCCGAGAAGGTCGTTGCCGTGCTCGTCCTGAACCACCAGGAGGTCGGTCCCCTTCCCTTTGCAGTACGCAATGACCTCGGCAAGGTGCTCGGCGTTGCCGGGGGTCAGAAGGTGAGTGGGCACCCGGTACACGAACTTCTCTCCGTCCTTCTCCGCAGGGCGGATCTTCCGTTCGTAGGTCTCGGCGTGTACGGGTTCGATCCCTGCCTGCTCCCCCGTGAGCATCTTCGGCGGGGGTGTGTCAGACGGCTTGTCAGAGGTGACCGTCTCTGCAGGCAGGTTCGGCTGGGGTGTTAAGGGTGCGGGAACAGCCACACCGTTTTCCGCGACCGGGGTGCCCCCGCACTCCAGGTAGAGGCTGTAGTAGGTCGAGAACATCGCAGCGTACTCAGCCGTCCACGCGCCCCCACCCTTGTTGTGGGCCATCTCGGTGAGGTTGTTCTTCACCGTCCAGTCGGGGCCGAACTCAATGTCGACCTTGAGGGGGATCATCCAGCCCAGGTTCTTCACGGTGTCCACGCACATGATGTGCTCAATCACCGGGATCGCCTCGCCCACGACGCTCTCGTGGATCTCGAAAACAAGCTCGTCGTGAATGGTGATGGTCATCATGACCAGGTCGGGAAGCCCCTGGCCTCTATCGATCCAGCCCCGCTTCTTGAACTCTCGGTACAGGAGACCCATGGCCAGCTTGATGATGTCCGCGCTGGAGCCCTGCACAGGGCCGTTGACCGAGTTGCGTTCCGCCTTGCTGCGGAACATGCCAAACTCGTGGTCGATGTCCGGGACGGGGTACTTCCGCCCAAACGCCGTCGACACATACTTCTGCTTCTTGGCCAGCTGGTGCTGTAGCTTCCACCACCGACCCAGAGTGCGGTACGTCTTGTCGAACTGGTTCTTGATCCGCCAGCCTTCTTCCTTGTCGCACCCAGTGGACCGCTGGACCGCGTTGCCCGAGCCTCCGTAGCAGAGAAGGAAGTTGACGATCTTGCCGACCTGCCGCTTCTGCTTGTCAACGGAACCGTAGATCCCCAGGGCGGTGAGTGTGTGGAGATCGCCGATCTTGTCCGACCCGCAGTGCGGGCAGAACGGCGGGGGCAGAACCCCGCGCTCAAACTCGTGATCGCACCCTGAACAGTGAAAGAACTCGGCCAGCCACTTCGGCTCGCCGGAGAGGTTGGTCGCGATGCGAAGCTCAACACCACTGTAGTCGATAGCGAACAGAACGTAGCCGGGCCGGGCCGAGATGCATTCGCGCTGACGCCGAGCGCACTCCGGCTTCGACTTGTCGTAGGTCGCCGTTGTGGACTGAACGTTCCAGTTCACCTGCCCGTGGAAGTCGTTCTTGTCCGAAGGGGTTGGGGTGGAAAACCGTCCGGTGTCCGTCTTGAGCCCGTTGAAGTTGGCCCAGACGCAACCGTCTGGAGCGCGCTCAGGGGAAGAGTCCTGGTAGATGTTGCACAGAGTCGTGCCCAGCGACTTCGAGATCTCCCGGAACCGCTTCACGTTCTTCATCCAGGGGAACTGGTCCCCCGCCTTCTCCACCACGGCATCAAGCACATCCTTGGAGGTCTTGACCTGGCCGGACTTCTCGGTAGGCACAAGGCCCCGCACACCGACCTCGCGCAACAGCATCCCCAGCTGCGCGGGCACCGTGATGTCGTACTCCGCGAGGAACGGCACCGTCTCGCGGACCTTGGGGTCCACCAGAGACGGCACTGACTTGGGAAGGGTGCTGAGCGCCTCGTGCTTGGTCGAGCGCTGAGCAACCTCCCGGACCTCCATGTACCCAGGCTCAATCACAGCCGGGTCGAAGATCTTCTCCATCTCGCGGACCCAGCCGGGGCGCACGTCCCTACTGAGAGCCTTGCTCACATCGGTGTAGACGATGTTGATGCACTCCCACCACTCCTTCTGGCCCAGCTGGATCAACTCAATCAGCTTCGCCCGGTCGATGTGGATCCGACACTGCTCCATCCACCGAGTCGCCGTGTTGGCGATCTTCTCAACCGTGTAGATGGTCCGCTGACTGTTGCCAAACTTGTCCTTGTTGACGACGACCGGGTGCAGCAACAGGAACAACGAGAGCGTGTTCATGGCGTCCGCTGCGGCGTACCAGACCACCGGCTCCCAGGTAGGATCCAGTAGAGAGAAGTCCTTGCGGATCTTCTTGCCCTTCTCCTTCAGAAAGAGGTCGGCCAGCTCAATCATCTCGCGGCCGAGGTCCTCCTTGGAGAGGTACTTCAGGCCCTTCTGACGCTGACGGCTATTTCTCAGGTAGGCAAGGATCCAGGTGTCCTCCCACGACTTCGGGTCGTCCCACTTGCCGGCTTCTCCGGCTGGCTCGTACTGCAGGAACTTCTGGTCGAACTTCGCATTGTGGAAGACCGCGATAGCCCCGCCCGCCTGGATCTTGTTGATCATCGCCACGGCGAGGCGCGGAGGGACGTTCGCTTCTGCCCCCTTCTCCTTGTGGCGCATCGGGACATAGTAGCCCCGGTCAACAGTGGGTGCCAGACACATCCCGACGATCTTGTCTACTGTCTCCAGGGTCCCCTGGTCCGTAGGGAATGCTCGCTGGTCAAGCCCGGATGTCTCCAGGTCCAGACCGTAGTGGCCTGCCGCGATGCACTCCTCGGCGATGCGGTCCAGCATCTCGGGGCCGGCAAGGATGAACTCCTTGCCCTTCATCCACACCTTTTGCTCTACGGTGGGTTTGGCGAGCTCGCTCAACTGGTCCAGAATGTCCACTTACGCCTCTACGAAGATCCAGCCCTCAAGCCTGAGGTGATCGTCAGCCCAGGCGATAGCTTCCTCGTCCGATCGCTTACCGGGCAAGAACAAGACCGGCTCCCCCTGGGGGATTTTCAGCTCCCAGCCGTTGGGGTCGCGTCCGGACTTCTTCACGTACACCAGGGACACAATGGGATGTTCAGTCAGAGAAAGAGAACGCAGGTACTGCCTGCGGATGCGGGTGCTCGGACCTACCGGCATGTCGTTCCGAACCCACGGGTCCAGTACGTGGCGTAGACGCTTTGCCAAGTCCACCAGGCCCTGGGCGTCCGGGTTGTCGCTCATACGTCCTCCTGAAAACAAGATACCCTCACCCTTCATCCTGAGGTGGGTGCAAGGCCTCCTTGGCTCGCTGTAGGACCTTATGTGAGAGGCGCACCACCGCCGCTGCCTCCCCGCCGTCTCGGTGCAAAGCGGCCACCCGGTCGTGGGCTTCCCAGAGCCCTGCGCACTTCTGAGGTGTCAGAGATCGTTCCCGGGTGAGGTTGTCGACGAACCGGGCCACTCGCTCCAGGGCCTGCTCAGGCAACTCCGTGCGATCCAGGGCCTGCTCTACCTCCTCGGCTACAGTGGCCGGTCTCTCGTCAGCTGTGGGGTCCCAGGGCAACGGCTCCAGGTTGTAGCGTTGCTCCAGAACCCGAACCGCTTGCCAGAACTCAACCCCCTCCTTCTCCTGGACCAGGGCGACCGCGTCTCGAGATGATCCGCAAGCAAAGCAGAAGAACTGTCCCCCGTCAGGGTACACGCGGGCGCTGGGCTTGGTGTCGTTTCCGTCTCCATGCAGGTCGCAGGAGAACTGTTGCTCCCGGTCCTCGCCCCGGCTGTCGACCTGGTACCCGTAGTCCTCCAGAACCCGAATGAGAGGAATCTCAACGCGAATGCGTTCAGCAGCCTGTTGGGCTCGGCTCACTACACAACCTCCACACTGTCAATCAAAAGGGCCAGAGCGACCGTGCCCTTGTCCTGGTCCTCCAGGTGGTGGAAGACCCCGGCCTTCATCAGAACTCCGATGGTGTCTTCGCCGTGCTGGTCTCGTAGCTTATTGGCGTGCAGGACTTGCGCCAGCGCTCCGAGGATCTCCTTGCGAGACATTCGGGGCAGGGTCATCTGAACCCAACGGTCCGAAGGCAAGTGTAGAGCCAGAGCCTCTGGGCGCACTTGCTTGATCCATTCAAGAGCTTCTTCCGAACCCGACCCGATGAACCCCCACCCGTATTCGCCTGGGGTCGAGCCCTGAACCACCTTGATCCGAGCCGGAAAAGGCCAGAAGGTATGTAGGGCTTCGCACTCCTGGATACTCTGGGCGAACACCTCGTTGAGATGCCGGTCCATCAACTGCGCGGCTGCGTTCAAGTTGTTGTGTAGTTGACCTACCCAGTGGGTTTGAAAGGCTTCGTCGAGGATCTGGTAGATAGGTGTCATGATTCCTGTTACCGCTTACAGACCCAGATCGATATCCTCGCCCGTCTTCTTCGCAGCTCCAGGCGTGATATCGTGGGTGGTGAAGAGACGACGACAAGGCCACAAGACCCCAGCGAAGAAGTCCTTGAACTTCTTGTGGTCTCGCGCCTTCAAACACTGGAACTTGACCAGGTTTGATTCCTCCAGTTCGGTGTCGACGTACGAGGCTGTAACAATGTCGGAGGACCGCTCCGCTTCGTTGGCATAGGACAGGTGCGTGAGGTTGTACTTGCCCCCGTTCTTCTCTGCGGCCTTGAAGCCCTCTCGACTGATCTGGAACAGGGCCACAATCGCGATGCCCATGCCTCGGTTGAAGCTCATCGCAATCCGCTTCAGATCGCGAAGCACTTCGTTCAACCGCTCGGTGGTTGAGTTGTGGCGGTTCCGAGAAGCCATTAGCCCCGCGTGGTCGATGGTGATCATCCGGATGGCGGGGTCCTTCGAGTAGAGCAACTCCGCCCTGGAGCGCATGTCGTTGCTGTTGAAGTCCGACTTGTCCGGGTCAGCAACCTCAATGTGAATGTGCCCGTACTTGTTCTCTGGGTCGTTGAAGTCCGGGATGACGTGGTCGAAGTAGAAGGTCTTCTCGGGCCGACCTGGTGTGTAGGAGCCGTCCTCCTGAAGATCAAGCTCCCCGTCGCGAATCCGTTCGTAGTACAGGCACTTCTTGATGCCGAACTTCTTCCGCAGCGCGTTGAACTTCGGGTGCGATGAGTGGATCGCGTACAGGATTCGACGAACCTGGGCGTAGGGCATCTCCAGGGAGAACAAGATGGAGGAGTGTCTGTAGTAGACGGACTGGTTGTAGTGCCAGTTGATGGCCAGGGTTGACTTCAACCCTCCTGTGAATGCTGCGTGGGTCCACAGCTCAGCCCGCTTCGCTCCCTTCAAGGCGATGTCAATCTGCTGGATGCCGGACAGCTGGCCCATTCCGGCGAGGGGGTCAGCCTCGACCCTCTCGTATTCCCGCTTCACCGAGTCCCCGTCTGTGGTCACATCTCCTGAGAGACGGACCCCCGAAGTCGGCATGACCACGTCAGCTGCCCGGTCCACCACATACCGAATAGCGGCGATGGGGCCCCGAAGGTGGATCTCCTTGCGGCCCTCGGTAACTGTGACGCCCGTGGTCGCAATCTTGCCTGCCTCTCGGAAGATCTCGCTGGTGAGACGCAGGCGGCGGTCTTCCAACCGGGCTTCCAGCAACTTGAGAAAGTCGCCCTGGGTCCGGCTCCGTTCAAGAACCAGCGAGTCGAGCCGGTCCACCACGGACAGCTGCCCCACTGCCTCAAAATGCTGCCTCAGAGTGGAGGAGTCCGGAACGTGGTGGTACTGGACAATGAAGTCCTGAACCCAGGTCCAGAGAACCTCGTCCTCCGGGATACTGAAGCCCAGCCCAGATTCTCGAAGAGCCTGGGCGTTCCGGAGAAACAGTCCTGCGTCGTCCGCCGGTTCCGCCTTGAAGGTGGAGCGCAGTAGCGTTTTCACGAGCCACCCCGCAAGGTCTTACGTCCGCCAGGTCTGGTGCGGCCCTTGCCGTTCCCCTTGCCGTTCCCGCCCTTGCCCCCGTTTGAGGGCTTCTTTTGAGCTGCACCCTGAGACAGATCCCGGAGACGTTCCCACGGCTTCAGGATACGGGACACTGTGTCAGACCAGAAGAGGTGCTCCATGCCCAGCGGGTGGTGGGGCTCGTCCCAGACCCATGTGGGCTTGTCCTCGTGGTAGCGGATGTTGAGGGCTTCCGCCAGGACCTCTGGGGAGGCTACGTTGCGAGCCACCTTGACGCCCATCCGGATAATGATTAGGTCGGGAGGCACCACCAGATCTGGAATGGTGAGGTAGCGCGTAGAGACCAGATGTGCGTCGGCGTCGATGATGTCATCACCCTTCAAGGCGACCGTTGCCAGCCACGCGGTCACCAGTTCTGCGTCGGACACTACTCGGAAAGACCAGCTGGCGGGCTGGCGAATCGCGATGTGTCGAAGATGGGCGAGAAACTCGTCCCCTGCTGTGATCCACAAGCTGGAGTCCTGCCGGTCTACCAGCGGGGAACTCTTGACCACGGGGGCTGCGGAGAGACCCTTTAGACCCTTCTCCACGTTCGCGAGGATGTCCCCCTTGATGGCACACGAGCACCGGCTGAAGGTCGGGGGGTGCGGCTCTTCGTACTCAGCCTCCACGCCGCCCGTTCCTCCGCACAGAGGGCAGTTGGGGTCTGGTGCGCTCACTGAAGTGCCTTCCGAATGCGCCTGCGCTCCAGATTCATTCCCACCACCGTCCAGATTAGAGCCGTCCCAGCGTAGGTGAGGAACTTCCCCGTCCACCACATCCAGGGTTCTCCGTCGAACCCCTGGGGGATTGCGTTGTAGACGTCCAGCACCATTTCCATTGCCCTACCTCTCGCTCTTCAGAGCTACCTGTTCCCGGGTAGTCCGGGACCCGGTGCCAGACCTTGAATATGTGCTGTCCGCTTCTTGACGCCCCTCACCTGAGCGTCGTAACCTGCATGGTACTCGAAGTCGGACATCTTGATAAGACACTTCGGCACGTACTGTCCCCGCTCCTTTGACTCCGGCTCGTGGGGGTAGCCCAGCGGGTTACACACGCAGACGGCGTCCTTGAGGTAGGTCCACATCCGATCGTGCGTGTGCCCGAACACCCACAGGGGTGGCTGCGCCTCTTCGATCAACCGCGTCATGTCGTGGCAGAAGAAGTGGTTCATCGCACCCTCCCTGCGAAAGCGCGGTGCGATGAAAGTGGAGGAAGGCAAGTGGTGCGTAACCACGATGTCCGCTTCCCCCGCCTGGGCCTTGAGCATCTCCACGCAGAGAGTGTTCTGCTCGTACACCCAGGGCTCAAAGTCGCGGATCATCCTGTAGTCGTTCAAGCTGCGTCGGCCCAGAGCCAGCGTGCGGATCTCGGGCTCTGGGAACCAGAGGGTGCCCCCACAAAACTTGAGGCCTGCCACAACCACAGTCTCGTTGTTGAGCCAGTGAAGGTTCTTGTTCTTGACACAGATGTCCCAGAGCTCTCCGTGGACCTGGGCTGGGGACCGCCCGTAGTACTCATGGTTCCCGGTGACGTACACCACCTCTGGGTACTTGCCGCAGAATGCGCTGAGTACCTCCCCCATACGGGAGAGTGTGCAGATGTCTCCTGCCAGGATGAGTACGTCGACGCCCTCAGGGTCAAGGGCTTCGATCCAGGCGAGGTCCTTGCCTGGGGGAAGGAACTCCAGGTGGAGGTCCGACAGAAGTTGTACCGCAGCCATTTCGTTCTTCTCTACAGTCAGGGACGTTGGGGCTCAGCCTGGAGTCCGCTCCATCGCTGCCAGAAAAGCGGCGAGGACAGCTTCGCGATCCACCGCAGCCACGTAGGGCGAACCGTCCGGGGCGATGCCGGTCTCTACCTCAGCGGTGTCCATCATAGCCGAGATTGCCTCGTCCATCGCCTCGTTGAAGTCCGCCGTGGCTCCGCCTTCGTGGGCGCGGAGGGTCGCGTAGCCCTTGGGGATGTAGTGCTGGAACCCTGAGAGGTCCGCGCAGTCCAGGGTGGCTCCACAGGTGCTCTGGTAGACAGGGTTCACTTGCATATTCCCAGAGGCCAACTCGAACATGGTCTGGGAGACGAAGTTGGCGTCGTCCTGGTCCATCTCGAAGAACTGCTGGGCGCCCGACTTGAAGGTCGCCTGGTACACTGGCATCTTAGTCCTCCTCGGTCTGCTTGAGGGCGGTGTCTGCAGTGTCGAAGGCGTACATGTAGTCACCGTCCTCGCTGTCTTTGATCTGGTTCAGCGCTCGGCGAAAGATCTTCTCGCGGTAGATGAGCTCCGCCCTCTCAGCGAGCAGTCTCTCCACAGCCTCAGGCGCGGCGTTCATCAAAGCGAAGGCGGGTCTGGTGATGTCCTCCAGAACAACCCTTCCGACTTCGGGGGCCTCCACTGAGTTGGACTCGTGCGCCGCCTGGATAAGGGCTCGAAGAGCCGCCACCTCAGCTTCGGACAGAGGGCCTGATTTCTGCCCCTCCGCCGCCAGCGGCAATGCTGCCCCTGGTTCCGCATCAGCGTCTTTGATCTTCCTCAGCATACTGGCCTCGTTCCGGGAGTGTTGACGTCGCGCCTTTGCTCTTCGCGGAGCCGCTTTTCAGACCACCCCACGCCCTCGAGGTCCAGGACCACGTGGCGCAAGTCCCTGAGAGCTCCCAGGACGCCCGCTGCCTCTTCCGCAGTGAGAGTCTTGAGTCGCTTGGTGAATTCGAGGATCTCAGCATTGTCCATTTCAGGAGCTCCAGTGTCGTTCAAGAGCGGCAAAACCGCTGGTAAGCTCACGCTTCGCTGCGGGGTTGGCCGTCTGGGCGTGAAGCACTACTCTGGGCAGACCACTTTCGTGCACCAGCATCTCGAACCAGGTGAAGGCGTGTCGACCCTCGAGACCCTCTTCCGTGTCCCCCAGATCGTTGTCGAAAAAGAGGGCGGTGAGCTCCTTCTCGGGGTCGGACACCGTGTTGGTCACGGCATCCTGGAACTCGTGGTAGGTCTTCACCCAGACGACGGAATCGGCCTGGGGCGCGTAGAGCCTTACAACCTCCCGGAAATATCCCGATGTTGGGTCTCGCAAGTCATCGAGCCACACAGCAATCCGCATGTCCGATGTTACCCTGCAGGGAAGGTCGGGGCCCCCTCAGTGTTGCTCATAGCTCGAAGTCTACTGTCCGAAGCTCGTCCTTCACAAGAGGGGTGTCCCGGGGGGCCGGGATCTTGATGTCAAGGGGGTTGTGCCGAGCGACGGCAGGCGAGGTCTTGGTCTTCGCAGGCGAGGTCTTCTTGGCGGGAGCCTTCCGAGTCTTCTTTGCGATGAACTTGCCAGGCATCGTCTTGCGGGCGTCGGCGACCATCGCATCGAAGAGGTCCTTGGTCGGGGACCCCGCCGCGTAGATCACGTCCTCGCCCTTCTCCCCCTTGATACGCTCTCCGAGAACCTTCTCCAGTAGCTTCCGCTTTCGCTGGTAGACGGCCTGAACCTTCTCGTCGATCGTGTCGCGGCAGATGAGGTGGATGGCGTAGACCCGGTCGTGGTCGGAACCGATACGGATCATCCGACCGAGGATCTGGAGGTAGTCTCCGGCGGACCAGGGAGTGTCGTAGAAGACCAGCGCCTTCGCTGCCTGGAGGTTGATGGCATCGCCGCCCGCCATCGTGATAAAGATCACCTTGACGGGGTTGTTCGGGTCCTGGAATGCGTTCATCGCCGCCCGGCGCTGCTGCTCGTTCTCGTCGCCGGTGACCCGAGCGCACTTGACCTTGAGCTTCTCCAGCACGGGAACAGCAAAGTCCACCATAGCTCGGAACCGGGTGAACACAATCACCTTCTCGCCGTCCAGATCGCCGTCGTTGGTGACCAAATCGATGAGCGCGTTCAGCTTCTCAGACTCGTAGTCCGGAAACTCGATCAGAGCAGGGTGGTTGACGATCTCCTGGCAGTAGATCAAAGCTGTGAGATGGGAGACTTCCCTGTCCTCTCCGTCGCCGTGCTCCAGGAGTCCAGACAGGGCCTCCTGGTACTTCTCGTGCTGGAACTTCGTGAGACCAACGGTGACATCCCGGGTCACCAGGACAGGGAGGTCCTTTGCCACGGCGTGCTTAGGACGACCCAGGTAGAACGGGTCAATCTCCTCTCGGAACCGCTCGATGTCGGCGTCCCGGTAGCCCACAATGACAGGCACCTTGCGGTTCCGGCCGATGTTCTGCATCTGGACCATGCAGTAGTTGTTCATGAAGGTGTTCGGCGTCACCCGGAACAGATCCGGGACGACTACCCTGTAGACACCGTAGCCCTCCATAAGGTTGTTCTTGATGAGGGTGGCTGTCAGCCCCCAGCACCGCTGAGCCTTCGCGCTGAAGAACTTGCAGATCTTGTGGACCCGAGTCGACGGGTTCTTGAAGACCGTAGCCTCGTCGCAGATGAGGATGTAGTCTTCCCAGTGCTGGAGCGTCTTGAAGTCGTTGCAAGCAGAGCTGTAGCCCTGGATAAGGACCGTGGGGCCGGTGCTCTCCTCCCACTGCTTCTGAAGAGCCAGCCTTTGCTTGGGGTCTCCTACGCAGAGGATGATGTTGGCGCCCTGGGTGAACCTCTTGAACTCGTCCGCCCACTGAGGGACCGAACTCTTCTTGGTTAGAACCACCGCCTTCGCCTCGGGGTCCTTGCGCCAGATCATGCAGAGGGCCGCGATGGTCTCCACCGTCTTGCCCAGGCCAGTGTCATCCCCGACGATGAACCTGTTCATCGCGAGCAGGTGCACGACCATCTGGCGCTGGTACATGCGCAGGTCCAGCGGGATCTCTGTCCCGTCCCGCTTTGCGATTGTGTCCCGCAGGTTCGGGGCTGGGGGGAGGACGATGTCCTCCTTCACCCGCACGATCTTCAGCTTTTCATGGATGCTCAAACCGTGCCACCTCTGGGGCGCTTACCGTGTTGCTGCCCCCATACGCCCCTCTACTGAGTAACCCAGTCTATGAACAGCGGGAACACCTTCTCACTCGCAGGGGAGAACCCGACCGAATCCATCTTCCAGCCGCGCTCCAGGTCCCCCTTGAACATCTGCTCCGCCTCTCGCAGTGAACAGGGCTCCTTGTAGACCGTGTCGCAAAGAGGCATGATCTCAGCAGCCCTGGCGGCAGCGACCTGAACGTAGGTCTTCCACATGCTGAGCGCGATGTCTTTCTTGAAGAGCGCCGCGTAGCTCTTCAGAGCCTTCAAGGTCGCCTCTTCCGTGTCCGGCTGGGCGCCGACCGATCCTCCGGGTACATCTTGTACCGCGAGCGGATAGTACTGAGACACTACCCGAGCCATCTTCAAGAGCTCCACTTCCTCCTTGCTGAGTCCGCGAGGCCACCGTGAGGGGGACTGCATCAGCAAGACGTACATGAGCCACTTGCGATCAGTCAGGGGAGGCATGAGGCCGAACACCTTGCCTCGCACCGCCTTGTCGATAAGACGACTCCAGGGTCTTGCGGCCCTGGCCCAGGCATCCTGGATGTCCGCAGCACCTTCCTGCACCACAGTGAAGATGCAATCCCCGTAGCGAGCGCAAGCCAAAGCGTGATCACTCTGGCTATCGAACCAATCGGAGTCCAGGGGGTGGCTCATTGCTCATGTCCTCCAAAGAGTAGGATCAACCGGCCAGGCCCGTCTACAGACACGGCGAGTCCGGTGTGTGTCCGAGAGGCTTGCACCTTCCCCGAACAGAAGGGCTCCACGTTGTACGCAGAACTCTTCATAGTGAAGTAGCCTGTCTGAGGCCCTGCTGCTGCGCGCTGGGGAAGTGTCTTCATCTGCGCCAGAGCTCCCACGAGCTCCTGCGAAGAAACTCCACCCAGGCCCAGGGCTCTAAGAGAAGAAAGCGTGCGCTCACCCAAGAGGCCGTCTACGGGCCCGCAGTGGATGCCCAGACGGTGCAGATGCATCTGAATGGTGCGCTCCGTCAACCGGGGGCCTGCCCAGAGACCCGCAGCGCACTGAGCCGCCGCGCACATAGAGGGCCATGCAAGCTCGCCTCTGCCCTCTCCTTGTAGGAAGTCCCCCACGACCGCCCAGGGGCCCAGGAAGTGGAACACGTTGTCCAGAGCGCCCTGCACAGGGTAGCGAGACCACGGTAGGAACCCGAGGGGGATAACCAGACTCCACAGCAGCGCGAGCTCCTGCTCCTTGCTTACAGGATCGCCTTTGACTTCGAGACCCAGGTAGATCTCACGTCCGGTCGGTCGCATAGAGAAGTCCGCCGAGAGGCCAAGGGGTCCGGGGTCCTCTTCTACGCCCTTCCAGGTAGCCTGAGCGTGCTTCACTCCCCGGTACTTGATGCGCACGTTGCCGAGCTCAGCCCCCGCTCTTTCGAGGAGGCGCAAGGCTTCTGCGGTGTCTGGGGTGACGACCGTCGAGCGGTATGCAACAAGCTGGGACACGGGTGACTCCGAACGTGTGGGCGCATAGGCACAATACCGTCTCGGGGTTCCCCGAGCCAGACATAGACGTAATGCTTGAGGAGGACTATACCATGAAGGCAGAAGAAATCCTGGGGGTGAACAACATGCTTCAGGCGGCTGAAGGCTCGCTCCAGCGACCGAACTGGACTCGCCGGGACGGTCAGTGGAACTGGGACGACGACCTCGCGGATGAGGAGACCTTTGTTCAGGTCCGACATGGCTACCGACTCAAGAGGAGCGGGTGGCAGCAACCCTACGCTCGGTTCCTCACGGTCAAGGGCAAAGTCACCGAGGGCATCCCCGACATCCACGCGGCCACCGTCTGGGACTGCATGATCGCCGCCGAACTCTGGCTCAAGGAACAGGGCGTCCGCGTGCCTGTCTTGGAGGACTGACATGTCCCTGAAGACCGTAGACCTGACATGTCCCTGAAGACCGTAGACCTGCGGGGTCTCTCCCGTGACTCCGACCGCATCCGGACGGAAGTCAAGTTCGATTCCTACTCCCACAGTCGCCAGTTCGAAGACAGGCAGCCCTGGCTGGTGCTGGGGTCGACCAACCTGGACCGGACCGGACCCACGTGGACCCTGAAGTCCTACCTGGCCGAGGGCATCACCGACCAGGAGCACGACTCCGCCTTCTGCCTGCACCTGGGGCTGGTCGGCGTGGAGTTCAAGCACACCTGGTACGGCACGTCCTTCTGGACCGCCTGGATTTCCAGCGACATCAACAACTTCAAGGTCGCTCCGGCCAACTACCAGGAGATCCTGGACAAGTACGGCGAGCCCTGCGACCACTGCACAGGCGAGGACGCGCATCCCATGGTCCCCGGTGACCTGTGGACGCCGCCGGAGAACAAGAAGTTCTTCGAGTGGGCCCGTGGTGCCCAGGTCGAGATCACCATCGGACCGACACACCCGGACGACTAATCTGACCGGCGGAGAGCGAAGTCCACGTCCTCCAGGGCTCCGACCAGCACGTCGAAGTAGTTGCTGACGCCGGTGCTTCGCCCGTCTGCGTCTTCCTTCAGCTTCCAGATGAATGCCTCATTGGGAGGCACCTCTGGAAACTCCCCCCGCTCCTCGTCCCAGTCCGGCGGAGTGAAGCGATCCATGGCCTCCTGGAGACCCTCTACGAACTTCCGGGACTGTTCAGAGAACCGATCCCAGTCCCTTCGGGGTGGGGCCAGCCTTCTTCAGGCCAGCCAGGATCGCCTTCCTCTCCTCTGAGCCCTTCTCCATGGAGTGGGCCAGCTTGATGAGGCTGGAGCGATCTGAGGCAGTGAGAGTCTTAGGCATCGGGGAGACTCCGTAGAAGGTAGAGCTATTGCGAGATAGCAGAGCTACCGTAGGTCACGAGGGAGCATCCTCGGCGGAAGACTTTAGGCGCTCCTCCAGAATGGCATTGATGGCTGCAGCAGCCGCTACCGATGCAAGTTCCTCATCCCCGTAGAGCGCGAGGTACTCGTCGTAGAATAGCGAAATCAGCTCCCCTAAAGAGGGGAGCTGGGGCGGTTCTTCCTCGGGGTCGTCTTCCCTACCGTCAGCCACTATGCAGAATACTCTTTGTAGAAGACAGAGCTACCGAGGGATAGTGGGGATACCGCGTCAAATAAACCGCAAGGAGAGGGTTCCCTGCATCCGCTTTCGACGTAACTCTTTCGAAGGGAGGTGAGAGTCATGGCCTGGAACGTGCCGGATGACTGGG